GGAGGCGCGAAGGGCCATTCCATTTTGAGCGTAGGTCCTCCGTAGACCCTCCAAAGGCCGGCGAACCTTAATTCCAGTTTGCTTTTGCTCATCTATTATCCGGCATGTTTTAAAAGCGCCAGGTTTCAATCCCATCCTTAAATCGGGTCAGCCCGAGGCGTGGCAAATATCAGCAACCTGGGAAGATATTCGTCCCGCTCATGTTTGGGAAATAGAGTCTATGAATTGAATGCCCGCCGCCCAGCAAGGAAAGGGGAGGTAATTTTAGCCAGAACGGCGGGCTTGGGATTCCTCACTTCTTGCCTTCGGCCTCCTTCTTGACGACTTCATCCAGCGTTTTCGGCTTGTCGGATTCTTCGACCTTTGGCGCGAACTCCGCTTCAATCGTCGTATCGTGGTTCTCGATTGCCGTGACGAGCCCAAGGAGATATTCGATCTCTTCAAGGCCGACATCTTCGATCCCACGCTTGCCGACCTTTTCCAAGACCTGCTCTTTCTTGATGCCGATCTTGGCGAAGTAATCCAATGCCAACTGACGGCGATTTTCAATCGTCTTTGCGTCGCCAACCGCTGTCCGTTTCGCGGCTTCATAGACGCGATTGACGTATGCCCTCGGCACGACGCTAAAGATCGCATTCCTTCGCGCTATGGCACACGCCGCATTGGCCACGACGTTAACCATGTCGTTACTGAACCGTGTTCCGTTGCGCTTTTTGATTCCACGCCTGTTCTCCGTGGTCTGGCTAATGTTGTTTTCCACATCAAGACAGACGCCTTGCGCAACCAGATCGAACTCGCCGATTTCCACGATCCGCGCCGCTACGCGCATGTTCTGGAAGGCGCTGGCGCAGATTTCCGCGCAACGGATGCCCGGCCCCTGGATCAACTTCTCCGATCCGTCCTGGTCGCGCCGCTTCAGTGTGTAGAAGCAGGATCGCGCTGTATCCACATCCATCGTCGCCATCGAGATTGCCGTTTTCAGGAATCGTTCGATAGACCTCGGATACTTCTTCGCTGTTGCAACCTGCATGTCGATCTCTGCGCGTGAAATCGATTCGACTGCGGCAGACGGCAAAATCTCCAACATCGGAAGCGGGACGATCTTTTCGGTCTTCGGAATGATCTCTCCCGTCTCTTTGTCCACTCGCTCCTCTGGCTGGTTCATTTTTCCTCCGTGGTTGCGGGCTTGCGCCCTGGGTTTACTTATCGATTATCTGTTAGGTGTCCGATTTTGCGTCATCATTGGCCGACCTTGTGATGTCAGCCACCATTTGAGCGGTTTCGTGAATTGCTGAATGAATATCTGAATGAATATGGGTCGTGATTTCAGACTTCATAAGGTTCAATTCGCTCTTGCAGGACTCGACGTTGAACTTCAATGAATTGCCGATCTTATCTGCCATGAATTTGTTTCCACAAGTCGCGCAACGCATTATCATATTCATGACCCCAAACTTCTCCCAATTCTCTTTTTCTTTGAAGGCTTCATTTTTTGAGTCTCCTTAATTCCCGATACGTTGATTCTGGAACAGTGTATTCCTTCCTATAAATGGTCTTGCTCTGATACCGGACGCCGCTTGGCGTAATGCCCCACGTCGCGTCGCCAAGGGCCAATCGCATCCTGTTTTCGATTTCGGATTTTTTCTCGTCAAGCAATTTGATCTGTTGTTTCACGCCAACAAGGTCGGCATCCCAACCGTCAGAACCGGGAGGCAGAGCGATCTCCTCCCCGGAATCGTTTGGAAACAACTTCTTGACGGCGCGGGTTGTGGATTCCGAGCCGTCCAATGTTCTGGGGTCCGGCGGAATGTCGCGTAGAACCCGGTCCCAGAACTGGGCCTCCTTTTCCAACAGGAGGGAGATAAACGCTTCGTTTCTTTCTGCCCTGATTATACCAAACTTCTGCCCGCCAAACAAGACCGCGAATTCGCCCCACTTCAAACCGGTTACCATCAACTGGTGCTGGACCTGAACCTGGTATTCGAGCGGCGGGCCGTCCTCCCAAGCCGACTGTCTTTCGCTTCCCGTGGTCTTGATTTCAAGAACCCCAGGATTGTCCTGAACGTCAATCACCCTGTCAAGAGTGGCGATTGCGAATTCTGCGACACGCCCGATGATAATTGTGTGCCGTCCGAGGTCAACCAATTTCTTGCCCGTCTTGCCGGCATAGGCGTCGGCGACAACGGGCTCCAATCGGATTCCCCACTGGACGGCCTCATTTTCCGAAAGGTCCGCAGGTTTAATCTTGCCCGTCTTTTCGCCCCATAATTCAACCGGTCCTTTGAATGGCGAAAGTCCCATCACGACGGCCGCATCAGACGCCCCGATCCCTTTCATCCTAGCTTCCAGCCAAGCCTTGAAATCGGATGCCTCCCGAACTAACGCACAAGATGGAAAGAATGAATTAAACCTCATTTCTTCATTGAGGTCTATTTTTGTCATGGTTTTTCTTCCTCCTCTTTGATATAGACCGCACGGATTGAACTCACTGGAACAATGACGGCAGACTTGCCGTCGTCACTCGGGACTCCAACGAATTGTTCGGAAAGCTGAATTGATGAAATTGCCTCATGGACCGTTGAAGCATGAACATGGAACCCGAACTCATGCTGTTCCTCGTTTTCTCCTACGTCTGAAATTACTGGAATGTTGACGATGAAAACGACGGCAAATCTCTTAACCATCCATCACCTCCTTTACACGAAACTTCTCGAAGATGTTCTTGATCTTGGCGAGCCTGTAACCACGGTAAGCCTCGTTGGGCCGCTTTCTGCCTTCCTCCCACGAAGCCCAGGTGTGGTACGAGACGCCGGCAGCCTCCGATGCGTCCTTCATCGTCTCGAACCCGAATTCGAGGCGCAGAGCGATCAACCGCCGCCCAAATTCTCCTCTTTTTGCCATTGTCATTGTTTTTGGCATTTCTGCCGTCCTTTCAAAATGAGGCGTGCGGCCGTTTCCAGCCGCACGCCATTGTTTTTAAATCAAGGCCACCGCATTGTTGAAGGCGCGTTGCTTGATCTCCTGGCCGGGGCCGTAGACCAGAGATTCAAACCGACCCTGAGCGTTGAACTTCTTTCGGCCCTCGTAGGCTTCGTGGTCAACGTGTTCGACCACGGCGTTCATCGCATTCCAGAGGGTTCCGGGATGCAAGTCGGCTCCCCTTCCCGTCTCGGTCAGACCCAAAATCGATTTCATTTCGACGGCAACTTTCATCACTTCTCGCTCCGTGTTTCCCCTCAGATTCACGCACTTTGCGATGTACTGGATCGTTTCGTCCTTTGAAAGACTCTTTCGGACGAATGCCTCGAACCGTTTCTCCATCTCCTGGAAGTAATCCACAGCGAATCCCAGAACATGCTTCGCTTCCTCGATCCTCGCGGCCAGATTGCCTTGATGCCTGATCCCGATTCCGGCTTCCTCATGCGTCCCGCCAATCGCCGCCCTCATCGTGTTGGCGCAAACCACCCGGATCGGCGTGAAGAAAACCCGCGCCTTCATCTTGCCGGAGTGGTCATTGATCCCCAATAGATATTTTTCGGTTCGATCCCCTTTGCCGAGGTCGATTTCGCCTGGGAGTTTCAGGCTGAACCAGACCCGCTTGCCGTCCCTTATCGCTCCGCCCGTCTCGAATTTCGCCTGCCCTTGCGCGGCAAGCTCATCCATGAAGTCCACAAATTCCTGGTTCTGAAAAACCTGGTAATTCATCGAAACCGTTCCGAGGTAAACTGGCGTGCCGTCCGGGCGGCGGCGAATGTTCGCCATCCGATCCGGGATAACGCGCTGTCCGTCGCCGGCGTCAAAAAGAACTCCGGCCTGTTCCACCTTCCAGTTGATTTCTGGCATCGAATGGACTTGACCAGCCGTCAAAAGCTCAGGGAATTGAGTCCCCAGCCCGTGCCACGGCTTTCCGCCGGACCAGAACATTTCTGCCTTCCCCGAAACCTCGCTCAGTTCGTGCGCCATGTTCAATCCTCCACTTCTTTGAGAACCCATCGGAGAGCGCAAATCCAACCGTCGGTTTCCAGCCCCGCCTTGCGTTCCTTCATCTGCTCGATCCTTTCCTTGATTTCGTCCACCGTCCTGATGGCCCTGGTTTTCTTCGGAACCGCCTTGCCTTTCTTGATCGTGTGAGCCGCCTTTGTCGTTTTGTTCCCCGTCGCCCTCATTTCGGCGAGAGCCTTTGCCTGATCCTCGCGCGAAAGATCGGCCAGTTTTGCGGCGGCCGACGGCGAAACTTCTCCGCCCTCAACAGCTTTCTTTAATTCGGCGCTCAGATTCAGCAAGCCAATCCATGTCCTCACCGTGTTCTCCGTCACTCCAAAGACCAAAGAAATATACTCTGCGTCCTTCCCCATGTCCAGGAGGCGTCCGGCCTTGATGGCCTTCGCCAAGATCGAATCGTCGGCGCGATTCTCGTTGGCCGACACCGAGACGCCGAACAGCATCGCGTCCTCGCCGCGCCTCAACATGCACGGAACTTCGAGGGTTTCCTTTCCCTCGGCTTTTAGCCGTTTGTTCGCCTCTCTCGCCGCCTTGACTCTCTGCCGGCCATCAATGACCTCAATCTTCTCGCCGTCCTTGCGGATGATGACGGGTTCGATGACTCCGTATACCATCACGTTCCTAACCAACCCCTCATTCAGCGGCATGTTGACTCGCGCATCGTAGAGCGGATGGGCTTTGTCGTCCACCAGTAGAAGATCGTCTGGATCGACCGAGAATGCTGTCAGTCTCCTGTAGTCCAAGGCTTGCTTTGACATTCAGCTTCCTTTCATTCCTTCGACGTGAATCTGAATCCGAGTTGAGATTTTCAACGGACGGCGCTGATAGGCGGCGATCCCATCTGCGGGGTGGCCGGCCTTCAGTAACTTTTTGATCCTGGCCCGAAGATTGCCGAACTTTCCGTAGATGCCAAACAACTGCCCGTTGCAGAACAAAACGAACTGAGGCGACTTCATTGCTTCCTCCTTTCAGGAAGACTGGGGTTTCAATGCGTACGGGACCGCCTCATTCTGGTCTTGATTCATGCATCCCTCCCTACTTCGGAAAACGGTTTGCCTGAGTCATTCTCCAATTTCGTCTTTGCGGCGTACAGGCTGCACTTGGTCCGCATCCGCACGATTTCGATAGCCTCCGCGCCAGGCTCATCCCGGAACCGCCTTGTACCACCTCATCCCGTAGCCTTCGGTGGACCTGCGCCACGCCTCGATGAGCTTGTCATCCCGATGGCGTATCACGTCTGCGTAGTCCGCTGTCGTTCCGTACTGCTTGATCGTTTCTCGGGCCTCGCTAAGCGTTGTCGCATGTAGAGACGGCCCGACGGCCCACGAATGGCCTCCTATTCGCACGATGTATTTTGAGTCCATGTTTTCTCCTGTATCCTTGGTTGGCCGACTGCGTTTAACAAAGCCAATCGATTTCGTCCGCCGGCGGTTCTATTTCCATTTGCTCCTTTTGACTTTGTTCAAGATGCTGAACAGCATCCGCAAGCCCCTGAACTTCGGCATGAGCAGGTAGAAAATCCAGCGCATTCTCATAGTTTTTCTTCAAGAAATTTCTTGAAGTTCCAGATTGCCTCTCTGAGGGATTCAACCGCGATTTTGAGATGCCGGGACGAACCGATTTCTTTTTTCTTGATCGCTAAATCTATCAGCATTTCAAGAGACATGGAAAGCGACTTGATCCTTGCCAGAATCTTTTCAGCGCATTGATTGAATTGTTTTTTAGTCATTGTGTTCGATCCCATCGCTTGAAAGAATTCGCTCATCGCACTCGTCCGCCCACTCGTCGGTCGCCTTGCAGATGGCCTCGTACTCCGACAGACGCTGGTCCCAATCGACCTTGATGAACCCGATGTCGTGATTTTTGCACCGCGGACAGCCTTTCTCTGCGGCGCGTCGGCGCAACTCTTCGCAGAATGTCGAATCATCCTTCCCCTCATTCCATTGGGCTCGCGGATCATCAATTCGGCAACCGTCAGGAAGGTTCCAGCCCATTGTCAATGCCCTCCTCTCTTTGTAGGTTTATGTTTTGGCTTGATCGACTCCGAATACGCATCTACCTCATTACGGGTAAATAACTGTTTGTCGGTCACTCTCGATTTGAGGAGCGAGGATAGCTCGGAGATCCCTTTGGTCGGCTCCCGCTCTCTCCGCACTCTGGTTCCCTGGAACGGGGGTTCCCTCCGTCTCACCTGCCCGAGGCGAGGCAGCCGCAATCTTGTTGAGAACTCTGGCCGCTGCCAAAGCGTCGTCGCGCTCTTGCTCGATAGGCAACGGAGCAACGTAGATATTCTGCTCTTGCAATGCCTTCACCTCGCGGCGGCGTTCCGCGTCCTCGCGGTGATGCTTCACGCTGAAAACAAAACTCGCCAGGGGGTCCGCCGTCGGTTTCGTCACCATTCGGGGACTACCACTCGGGCCTTCCTCCGCCACCTCGAATTGCCCTCCTTGTTTCACGTTCAACTTCACCCCCGAGAAAAACCCGATGGCTGGCTTCCCGTTTTCGTCCCGCGGAACCTTCGGGTCCGCCGGATCGGCGGCGTGGAACGTCCCGAGATTTCCAATGACGCACGGAACGGTGACCATCAGTCCGGTTGGATCGGTAATCCCCACCGTTGGCGGTCCACCCGCGGGTCCGCCAAACGAGAGAGGAGAGGTAGCCCCGTCGCTAGAGACGAGCGGGATCGTCGGAAGGTCGGAGGGGGAATTTTCTGCGTCCTGGCGACCCTTCTCCGTATTTTTGGGCATGTCTCCGGCCTCCTGGCCTGGTTGTGGCGGGCACCCTCCCGGAGTGAAAAGCGGCGGGCGCGCCGGGAGGACGCCGAGGGGGAGCTACCCCACCCGCCGCTGGACATTAATTTAGGGCAAAGAAGTACAAACGGGCCAACGTGTCCTCAAAAATGCTCCGGTTGAGGGTTGCGGTAACGAGCGTATCCGCGACGATGTATTCCACCCCGTCCCGAACCTGCGTACAAAGGAAAAACTCCGTGACCAGCAAGGAAAGGTCTCGGCTGAGACCGCACCGTTCCCGGAACTGGGCAACCGAGACTCCGGGCAGGAACCCCGCTCGGATTGCCTTGAAGACCTTTTCCAAACCACCGAGGTTCCGCGTGAAACTAAGCGGCCGCATAGGGGGACCTCCGTTTGGAAAAGAGGAACTCTGGGCGTTTCACTTTGCAAAAATGTGTTGACGGACACGCGCCAGAATCAATCGCCTCGGCGCGAACGCATTGAGGCGAATTTCGTCGCCCCACTGCACCCAGCCGGGCCGAGGATGCCGCGCAAACAATTCCAAATACGGAGGGGGGCTACACCGTTCAATCTGCGAATAAAATTCGTCTGGTTTTCGGGAATGTTCTCGTTTTCTTGTCTCAATCACGTTGACTGCGCGACGGCCCGGCGGAAGGGTACGCAAACCTCCCCGAACGCCAAAAAGCAAAATTTCGGTTACGTTTCGGAAATAGAAACCAACTCCGCGCCCATCTGGCCCCCCGTCTTTTCTGATCTTATACCACACCAGGTTTGTCTTGTAGGTGAACCCCCATTTCTCCATCACGGCCAAACCCCAGGGGAGAAGGGCATTGGGAACCCACAGATAAAGGTGAGAAGGAACGTCCGCGACCTCTGGAACAGGCAACGCACAAATTTCTTGCAACGCCATCGTTTGGTAACGGTGAAGGCGGCGGTGCTCCGGGGCCATCTTTCCGGTCCGGTTTGAAAACTGCCACGGAGGGTCAGCATAAATCGTTCTGAACCTTGGCACCTTTCCGTTGGCCACTAAGGAACCCAGAGGCGGGGCCGACGAAGGCGAGGCGAGGATTTCGCCAGGGTTCGTTACGAGGGAAGGAAGGCGGGGCACGATGTCCTCCTTACAATAGACGCTTGAGGCTTGAGGCTACCCGGGCGCTAAGATTGTATTCCGGCGCAGAGGGGAGTCAAGTATGGCCTTCTCCTCCCCCGGCAATCGCGTCCCTGGCCATGTCGGCCGGGATGTCCTGATTCGTGTACATGGGCCTCCTTGTTTCGCCCCTTGCAGGGTTTTTCCTGTTCGGGGCGATAAGCCCCGGCTCTTCTTGGCGACCGGGGAGCCCTCATACTTTCACTTCTGAATGTAGGCGTTCAGTCCGACGATGATCGGCTTGCCGTTGATGACGGCCGCCGTCGCCTTGTTCCCGCCGCTCGTCGCCACGACCAGCGTCTTTCCGCTGACGCTGGGGCGCGGCTCCTGGATGGGAATCGTCACGATGAGCTTTCCGTTCTCGATCTTGGCTTCCATTGGGGCCTCCTTGTTTCACCGAGTTGACCGATTCGGAATCAGAATCGCCTGGCGCTTGTTGATGATCGCCCAGACTTCCTTCGTCATTTCCCGAATCTGAGGAACTCGCCGAAGGCGCCATCGTTGTTCGTGGTCCTTCAGGAGCCGATCATACCGAGCCCAGCGGCCCTGCTCGACCGCCTTCATGGTCCGCCGGTTCATCGCGCCACCACCTGAGGAACCTTCCTCCGCGGGCGCGACTTCAGAATCCAGAGCGGTACAGCCCCGAACGGACGCGGGGGCCTGAACTCCAATTCGCACACGCCGGCGTAGCGATGCCGTGTCGTGCGGAAGGCGTTCTCAGCCTCATCCTTGTCGTCGAACGCCGTCGTGCGCTCGACTCGGCCGTCATCGAGGACGACCTGCCCGATGTTGTAACTCATCGTGGGCCTCCTTCCGAAAACCTAGGTGGGTTTGCGCCGAACCAGGCGTGTCAACGCCTTTGCGGCGGTATAGGGGCTTGCCTTTCTGGCCAAGCCCCTGATTCTTCAGGCCGTCCGGCGGATCGCCGAACGGGAAGGATTGCTGGTTGTGCCCTCTAATGAGGACTTCCGAACAATCCAACTCCTCGATCCAGGCATCCTTATGGAGGGCGATCAACCCTTCACAGAACGCGTTCGCCGCGGCCCTGCTATCAGTGGTCAGGACCTCCTCTTCGAGTCCCGTTTCGGAACCGATCATCGAAACTCTGTACATTGTGGGCCTCCTTTCCACGGAATCAGTGTCGGTCCTCCCAGAGCCGGGACAGAATGCTTTCTCTCCTTTCGCCCCTCAGAGGTTCCCCTCCTCGCGGCGGTATAGCCCGCCCGGACCCCCAGGCGGGCGCGATCTCACTCCTCGTCCTCGAACCCAGCCTCCGCGAGAACATCAGCGGCCGTTGCCGTCGCGCTGATACCCGAGTCGAACGCGTCCCGGTACAGGAAGTCCGGGAGGTCTTTGTAGCTCACGCCAGCGCGAGCCTGAACCTCAGCGTCAACGTCGGCAAGCCACTTCTCGAATTCCATAATGGGCCCCTCCTTCCACCGAGTTTTAATCGGCGGGAACTGATGTTAACCGCCTGTAGAGTAAAACCTTGCGCTACCCCCTCCTGAGCTTGAACTGCAAGGCCGCCTTGCAATCCAGCTTCCGCGCGGCCTTCACGGCCGACTCGAATTCCCTCAGCGCCCTCTTGTAGGGCTTCGCCTCAGAGAACCTTTCGTAACCCTTCGGCGTCCTACAAAAGACGGCCCAAAGGGTCGGCTTGGGAATGAAGTCATCCATTTTTCATGTTCCTCTTTGCGCCCCGGCTTTGAACGGGGCTTGCGGTTTACAGGGAGGGCGGCCTCCCTGTCATCACCTGGTTCCTCAGGCAGCCTGCATGGCGGCGAGGGCCTTGGCGGCCTTCTCCGGGCTGAAAGCCCTGAGGGCCTTGAGGCACTTTATCAGCGTCTCGTCGTCGATCTTCGCCAGGTCAACGCTCCCGCTCTTGCGCGGCGCGCTCGGCGTGATGTCCTCCACGAGCCCGAGCTTGTTGGCGAGGATGCCGGCGGCGAGCGTGGAATGCGTCGCCACGACGGCGTACTTCTCGACGCCCTTGCGGAACTGGAACACGTACGTATGCGGGATCGTCGCGGAAAGGGCCTCAGCCTTCTCCTGAGCGCCCTCGACGAACATGTCGAAGGCCCGGTCGTTGACCGGCGGATGCTTCTTCCGTTCGGCCTTGACCGCGGGCGCGACCGGCGCGACCGGCGCGATCACCTGCTTGATTTCCTCTTTCATGGGGCCTCCTTGCGGGTTTTTTCCCGCTTGTTTTCCCTCCAAGCGGTTTGCTTGGTTCGGGAGTTATGCTCCGGGTTCACGGGAACCCGGAGCAGGAAGCCTTTGAGGAATTGCCGGCCGGAAACTCAACACGTGGGGAGGTGTCAAAAGTTTTCCTCCCCCTGGACGTTCCCGCCGGCCAGAGACGTTTATCCGCGCGGCTCCGTTGTCGAGACGGAGCTATCGGGCGGAAATTCCTCTAAAGCGGGCTTTGGAGGGAAACCAGCTCTAGGCGTACAGCCTAAAACCAATCGCAGTCAAGGTGATCGCCGGGCCTTTCCCAAGTCCATGCACCAAGTCATCCTCCCGACACTTGTCCTCTTGGTAGAGGACTCCCCGCCCAATCGGCATGGAACGGCTTGGATGATTTTGCCAAGCGAACCCTTCCGCGGATTTCCCTGGAGAAACCCGATTGTTTTTCCCAACTCGGAGCCGGTCTCACCATTTAAGGGGAGCCTGCCGGTCCCATCCCGTTCCTTTTTTTCCCTCATTTTTCCGACACCTGCGTCATTTTCGATATAATACATATAGCAAGATGCGTACCGGTCCGTCCAGCATTATTATTTTATGGTACTGCCGTAAGTTCTTGTGCCGTAAGGGCTTGCGATGTGGGTAAAATTCCCCAAATGGCATTGTTGATAACTTTTGACATAAATTGTACCATATAGTACCCAATATTGTCCATTGAATGTAACCCATTACCACTACTATAGTTATGTCCATGCCAGAATGGCAGGTTTTACAAAAAAGGTCAAAAAGTTTTCAACGGGTTTTCAACAATTTGGGCGCGGCCGGGGCTGGGCGGCGGGGCGGGGCTGGGCGGCGGCGGGGCGGGCGCGGCCGGGGCGGCGGGCGGCGGGCGGGCTAGGGGTAGCGGTACCATTGCCCGCACAGGCACCTGCTCATCGGCTTCTTGCCGAGGATTCTTCTCGCCTCGGCCAGGGTGATGGGGATGTCGGATTCATTCTCCAGCCACCTCCCACACGGACACCACTTAGCCGGTGGCGGGCCATCCTCTTCCCACCAAATCCGGAGGACTCGCCCATCGTCACCGTACCAGATTGTAGTTGTCATACTGATATCGTACCATTTTGTACCAATGATTGCAAGGGTTTCCTAAAGATTTATCTCCTTATCCCATAAGGCGTTATGGATATTCCGGAAAAATCTTTTCGCCGGTCGCGGAACCCCGGCCGCGCGCGGAACCCGGTCGCGGCGGGCGCGGCGTAGCGGCCCGGTCGCGGAACCCCGGTCGCGGAACCCCGGTCGCGGAACTCTGGCGGCGAAAATGTTTGACAAAATAATGTTTGACGCGCGCGGCAGGCGCGGCGACGACGGTCCGAGTTTTGTCAACGAGTTTTCTACCAGTGGGGAACCTTCTCCACGCGCTGGGCGCAATTAAAGACGTATCGTACTTCGTACAAATTATGGGGTGGGGGGGGATGTGGGGGCATTTTCGAGTTTTGAAGATTTTGTCTTCCGTGGAATTTTCGCCGGTATATTTTGGGTTCGTTTCGTACTCGGTAGTAGAACCTTCAAGTGGGGACGTGGAGGTTTTGAGTGGGATTGGCTGTGATGGATTGGAGGTCGAAGGCGGAACATCGGGAAGGAGAAGAGAAAAAAAAAAAAGGCAAGGGATTGTGGGAAATCGCGCAGTTTTGGCTTGAAATGGCATCTGCTATGGGATAATGGCAGGTGCCACAACGTAACGCAACGGTGTAACGCGTAACGATGGAGCCGTAACCAATCAAACGGGGTTTTCGTGCGTTCTGGGGAGTTCTTTTGTATTTTGAGGGTGATTGGGCATCTGGTGGCCTTGGATGTTCGCTTGGGACAAGCGGTGGGGGTATTTTGGGGAGATTTAGGCAGGCTAGGCTAGGTTTTGGGAGAATTACGCAAAACGGGCTTAAAATGGCATTTGCCATCATCGAATGGCAGGTGCCATTTTAATAAATGTTGCTCTTCACTCTTTATGCATCTGCTTCTGCTTCTGCTTCTGCTTCTGCTTGCGTGATATTACGTAACGCAACGGCGTAACGTTACAGCTAAACCGTGATTTTAAATTTTGCCACTTGACAACGCCGTAACTCTGCGTTACAATATGTCAACAATGTCATTTGTAAAACTTGATTGCGGGATGCTCGATTCGAGCATCTGGCCTGATTTCATTCAGAAGAACGTGTTCATCACGGCGTTACTGATGGCGGTTCCGAGGGTGTTCAATGAACCGCAGAAGCAGTTGGAGGTTGAGTCGTTAAATGAGACCGGTTTTGAGGTTCCGCCTGGGTGGTATGGTTTTGTGCAGGCATCTGGTGATGGGATTTTGCGCAGGGCCTTGATACCATGCGATGCCAATGAGGGGATGGCGGCCCTGGTTCGTTTGGGAAGCGCGGATCCGTTGAGTCGGTCGCAAGATTTTGAAGGTCGTCGAATGGTTCGGGTATCGGGCGGATACATCCTGTTGAATTACATGGATTATCGGGAAAGGGATCACACGGCGGCAATTCGCCAGAGGAGGTATCGCGCCCGTCTGCGAGAGGAACCAAATCAGGAAAAAGTTGACTTCCTCGCTTCCCTCAAAGGCGATCCGGCCTACGCTGGAGTGGATGTCGGGGCTGAGCTTGACAAGATGGACGTCTGGCTCCTTGCCCATCCAGGTCGCCGCAAGACGCAACAGTTTGCGATTTCCTGGCTTAACCGTGTCGAGAAGTCCATTCCGCTAATTGACCCCGGCAACGGCGGCGTCGTTGCGCAGAAATGCCCGAATTGCGGATACGAGGGCCACGCGAAACGTTCCGACGGCAAATGCGTGAAGTGTTCGAGTTGAATGGCACCTGCCATTTTACTGGGTCAAATTCCCCAAACCGGCCTTCCTTGCGTTCTGGCGCATTCGGTTGGGTTTTGGGTGGGATTGGGCGTGCCCTGCCCTCAAACGTTCGCGTGGCGTAAAGACGGGGTCTTGTTTGGCTGGTTTTGGGGCCGTCTTAACGCCGTTTTTAGAGCCGCAAGGCCGTCGCCGGTCCCCCAGTTCCATTGTTGGGGCCAAAGCAGGGCGGCCCCGCCGGCGTTCTCGAAGGCCGTGGTGTTGGCGTCCCAGTCGTCTATCAACAACCTGCTTGGCGCGGCGAGGAGGTATTTGTGGGCGCAAAGGAAGAAGTCCTCGAATCTCCTTCCGAACCTCTTTTTCATCCACGCCACCTTCCCAGCGGCGCATGCCGGGCTTTTCGATGGGCTCGTCACGATGCACCACGGAACATTAGCAGAATTTATGATGTTCAGGATGGGCCGAAATTCTGGCGTCTCGGGCAGGTTCTCCCAAAACTGACGGCCTGCCCTGGCGATCCGCAACCATAATTCGTCCTTCTCCACGCCTAGAATTTCATGGACCTGCCGTTTGCCTTTGGGCCAGATTGCGTAATCCGGTGTTTTTCCGAAAAGCTGCATCACGGGTCCAACGAAGTCGCAAAGCACGCCATCCAAATCGATGAAGACGATGGTTTTGTTCATAATTCACGATGATAGAACTTTGAGAATCCTGCAACGGCGGCAGATTTCCGAATCATGGCAGGAACAAGGTTCCGATTTGAGAGTCCCCACGATCTCCGCCATCATACCAGCAGGCGGGGCGGGATAGCCTTCGCAGGCGTTCAGACAGTCGGCTGCCCTCCGCGCTTCCTCGGCGTCAAGGAAGCTCGCTCGGATCTGCCCATTGAACTTGAGCCCGAAGCCCATTCCGCTTAATTCCACGTCCCATGTCATTTATGGTCCTCCATGATCCCGTACCTTCGTTTGACCTCCGATGCCTCCTTTGGCCCAAGGATCCTTCGTAAAAATCCAAGCTCCAGCATTTTGGCAATCGTCAAGCGCGTGTTGGATCCGTGGATCAACGAACAGAAAAGGAAATCAGGAAGAGGCGTTGTTCGGCAAAGGCCTAACTGATGATGGCTCGTGTCGTATCTATGAGCCGCTTCATAGGCAATCGGATCTCGGATCCCATCTCGGTCGTAGAATCTCGCAAAGAAAGGCGGAGGGCTTCGGCTGGAAGCATAAATCCAAACCTCGCCGCTTTCAAGATCAACAACGTGCCCGCGTCTGCATAGAGTGACAATCCCTGGTTTTTTCGGCATCTGCGACATCACCTTGTACGCCGTTCTGTCCCACGGGTCGTCCGTCTCCTGCCACACCCACACGATCCCATCGGCCCTCCCCCGATAAAACGATGTCGCCTCTGGATGGGGCCTTTGACGGCGTGGCGAAGCAGGGCAGGATTCCTTTCTTTCCCAAATCAGACGGAAGCCCGCCGCCGTGAGGGCATTCACGAACGGCTTAGCGGCTTCCCGGCTCTCCTCCGCAAAACAGGCCCAACGATCAAAAGATCGGAAGCTCTGGCGGGCAAGCGAAGGAAGAACAAAACGTGTCAGGATCTCCGTCCTCCTGATCCACCAAGCTGGATTGAGCAGGCAATCTGTCCAATAGGGGGTTGGCGGCTCGTTGTGGGGATGAAGATGGTCCCCGCAGCTTATGTAGGCCGCCGTCGCAATCTTCATCCTTTCAGACCATGTAGGGTTTCGCGTGACCGGCCACGATCATCTTGTCGTTCACGCTCTGCTCGTCGCCCGGAACATAGATTTCGGCAAGTAACCGCCCGTATTTCTCCCGCCGGTCCTTGTGGGTTCGGATCAGGATTTTCTTCCCCCCAATCAAGGATTCGAGGAAGGATTTCGCTTCCTTCCCGGCCGCCGATTCGGCCCCAACAAGCTCCGGCGTGTTGATGCCGAAAAGGCGAATCGTCATCTTCTGCCGGATTCCAAAGCCGAGGTCGACGTCGAGGTGGCAGGAATCGCCATCAATCACGCCGACGGTCTGCGCAAAGTATTCGTACATCGTTTGATCTCCGTTTCCACTAAAGGTCGGCCCCCGAGGTTGTCCGCCACCGGATTTCGGACCCCTCCGCAAGGCCGACCGGGTTTCAGTTCGGAATGACGACGCGTGGGAAATTCTTTTTCTGGTTCAGCTTGAAGTAGTAATGCTTGAATTTCTCCGGGACCAGCTTGGCATAGATTTCATTCTTCCGCCTTTTGATCTCGGCCTGGGTCCGTTCGTCGGGCGGCGTCGGGCTGCCAATAATAATTCGCCAGCCATTCGGATTGCATTGCGCCTTCAAATGAATCCCTTTGGCTTTCAGAGAATCCAGGAATCTTTCAATCTCCACGATGTAGCCTCCCTTTCTTGAAAACGGGTTGATTTCCGTGGTAGCGCGGCGGCGAATGAAATCCGTCCCGCGCCGATCTCACCAAGTCCTCGAAGGGGCTGCGTTCGGCCGAGTCGCGCAGGGTGTTCAACGTCTCCCATTCGGAAGCGCATCGGCCGAAATCAGAGAACCGAAAGGAGCACAGGGCCCTCATGGCTTGGCTCCGCAGTTCGTCCTGCCTCTGCTGGATTCGATGTTGAATGGCGTCCATGATTTTTCAGGGGAAATCGAACGACGCTCGGATTTTCAAAATTGGGCGTCTGGCGGCTGTGGAATGCGAGGTCCCTGCGAAGATCGTAAATTTCTCGTTGTAATCCGACCCAAAGGCCGCCGGCGGAGCCGGAAGGCAGGAAGTCAGCAGAATCAGGTCCCAGAAGCCGTTCGGGAAAAGATTCACCCCTCCAATCAGGACGCCGTCGAGCTTGAAGTTGAATTCGAGAGCCAAGTCCCCGCTCCCCGCCGCCGCGATCTCGGAATGCGTTTTCTTCGCCAGCCGAAGGATGGTTGTGGAGACAATCTGATTCTCGGGGTAAAGCGTTTCCCCGAATTGATCCCCGAAGTCGGGATCGTCCAACGGCATTACCGTAAAGGGCTGCGGAACCGGCCGGACTACCTGATAATTTGTGTCCGGGTTCGGTGGTCCCGAAAGACTCACATCGGTCTGGGATTCCATCGAAAGCAAGAGCCTCGCCGTCTCCAGCCGCCCGATCCCCTCCATGTCGAAGGAAAGTCCGCCGCGGAATTTGTCGGCCTCCAAGTCGCTGTCCTCTTCAAAAGCCTGAAAAGCCTTCGCCCCAACTTTCATCGTGGCGGGGTCGTCGTTCAACGTTGCGACCGAGATGAAATTTATTTCACCGCATTCCTGGCCGTTCTCATAGACGCCATCCGGCGCGGCCCCGTCCCACGATCTCAGGGCTTCTGGCGTCAGGGTCCTTTCGGCTGGCTTCCTGATTATGCAGAGTTCGTCGATCCTGAAAAAGTCCTTGATTCCCGAAACATCGCTCCCCGGTTGCCCATGAATGTCGGGATGAATCGCGGCGAGCAAGGGAGAGATTTCTGCGTGAACAACCAACAAGCCTGTGCGATTTTCCGTGAAGGCAGTTACGGGTAGTTCAATGAAGATTGAAGCCGAGAGCGGCGTGGCGGGGTCCCCGCCCTCCACTTCATGCCGGCGGTTGAGAGTCGAAAATTGGAGCCTCACGCTCGGCGTTGAGATCAGTCTTGAATTTCTGATCGCTTCTCCATTTCTGAATCGGTCCTCTTTTTCTGATAGCCAGATATTCAGCCGATCAGCGAAGGCGTCCCTGAAATAATCATCTGGCGAATCTATGTTTTCAATCGAGTATGCTTTGCATTTCAGGAAAACCCTCTTGACTTCCGATTTTGGGACCGAAAAAGAATTCAAGTCGAAAGAGACGAACCCGGAGACATGCCCCGCATTGACGACGAAATCCACATCGTCGCCGGACTCGAAAATGAATTCCGCCGTCGGCTTGTCAGGATCGATCTCCTCAGGAGGACGATAATGATTATCCAGCCTCCAAAGATTTTTGCTGTCGCGCAACGCCTCGAAGGCGGCATTCTCTGCTTCGATCCCCGGCAGTTCCACTTCCTCGAAAACCACGCTCCTGATGTTTCCGATTGAAGCTCTTTTTGCGGGCTCCAGGCAGATCGTTTCCTCGCCTTGATTCACCATCAATTCGGCCTGCCGAGTTTCATCGCCATCGTTGTAGGAGAGTCGGATGATTCCGGGATCAACTGAATTCCCGCTGACCGCGATAAATCCGTCGAACCGTCCGTCAACAAAATCGGAGGCTGGAATCGCGTTTCCCGCGATTGGATTTCCCACAGAATCCTTGACTTGGATGCTGACGCCAGGAAGGTTTCGAGCCTCCCCAGACACCGTCACGACAGCAGCGGGATCAATTTCGGGAAAAATTGCGTTTCCAATGGGGCCGTCTTTTTCATTTTCAATAATGATCGGCTTGTCGCCTCCATCTCCATCCACATATTTTGGGTTGGCGATCTTCAGTATTTCTGTAGAATAATTTACGGATGCAGTTTGATCGACTCCAGCGGGGTGGACCCACCAGACGTTGTTTCCAAGGTGGACGAGGTCGTTCTTCAGAGCCCATCGAATCGATCCGACGGGGATCATCGGAATCGAGAGATCAGAATATCCTACAAGGACAGACATGATGTTAGGGGAAGACGCCTCCAAGGGGTTCGATTTCAACTTTTCCGTCGTCAAGCCCGACGGGCGGGATGTTGGGATCGGCAGCGATGGGTTCAAGCAGTTTGATCTCGACCTCCCCATTCCCAAGGTCGGTGATCTGCCAGTCGAAAGGGTCGAACAGCAACGCCGTCGCTGCCGTCAGCCTGAAAAGGCTGTCTCCGATTCCAATAGCCATTGTCAGCCAATTTTGACGATCTTGACGACGCCGTTTGATAACCTGGGATCAATCAAGCCGTTCGGTCCAAGCGGACCGTTCACCCCCTCTACGTCGAAATGCTCGCCAAAAATCAGGACCTCTGAAATCCCAGTATTCCAGTCAGCTGTCAGCTGGAAATTGGGATCGCCGTAATCCGCAACCCCGATTCCCTCAGTGTTGCGACCGTCCATGCGAATCAAACACAACTGAGGTTCTTCTACATCTCCCTCTTTCGCGTCCAGCATTTCATAGACCCACAAAAGTTGAGCCGCGCCGACTTGCGATGCCGTCAGGAACGGAAATCCGCCGAGCGTATCCGCTCGATCCGCCAGCGCGTACATATCTCCTTTTGATTTGTTCTTATTCTTGACGAAAACGCTTGGGTAAATCATCCTTGTCACCATTATTCCGTCAATCGCCACTGGCCCAATTCCTCCATTAGGAAGAATCTGATTCATTGCGACTCCCCATCTTCCGAAACCCGTGGCAATCGGCGGCCGGACTTGAAGCGTGGGGTAAGTGAAAGTCTGAACGGGGAAAACGGAAGTTCCTTCAAGTTGTGGGTCGTTTCCTTGAAGGTTGAATGGCAACGTCAGTTGGACCACATCAAGCGCCAAGATGGTTTCGTCTGTTATGTTTTCCCCCCTCACGATAATCGAAGGCTTAGGCCAGATAAATTCTTTGTCTCCTGAAATCAGAAGCCCGGCCGGCGTCCTCATCACCTTCGTCCCCCTGCTCCCCGAAGCCCGAAGAGTCCTGTTGGCGGCGTCGGCAACCGCGTTCCAGTCTGCCGAGGTCAGTTCCTGTCCGGCGGACTTGAATTCAACATGATCTGGCATTAGGTTTCATTCGGTCAAGAGTGGCGCGGGCTCGATTAGATCGGTTTTTTTCTTTCCCCTCCTGGCAAAAATTGCCTCAAAGACTTTTTGCGGCCCAGTAGGCGGCAGATCGCCGAAACGCCTGGCAATACCTTTCCTTACTTTCTTGATGATCGGGAGTCCGCTGGCCGAGAACTGAATCTCTTTGTACGGCGTATTCAGGTGTCCGCTGTAGACATCCAAGCCAATCTTGCCTTCCTCACGGGTCACCTTCTGGTTGACGTGGAACCACAGGAATTGCCACGGGTCTTTGTCGACGACATGATCCTGTTCGGCGACTCCATGATCCTCATCCTCTACCGTTGTGAATTCCTGCCGCGAAGCCACGTTCCCATGCCAAATAACAGTTACATCGAACTTTGTTTCCAATCCTTTCCCCCTCTGCACGACATTGTAACCCATACACAGCAATTCACGAGGTTTGAATCCCATGAAGCCATTTGCGTTGGTCTTCGCAATGGCCTCCACCAGAAGGTGGATGTCAAGAGATTGAAGAGCATCGATTGTAAATTTCTTCCTGACGACGACAAAAGGTTCCAGCAATTCCGAACCCTCAATCCGTTCCCCATCCCAGTTAACAAAATTCCCGACTTCGTCCCTTTCTTTGGGGAAATGCTCGACGTCGCCTGGAAATCGAATGACGTGCTGTTCTTTTGCGCCGATGTCGATCTCGAATTCTTCCGCCTCATCGGTTTTGTCCTTGCTCGAAGTTTTGTACGTTAGCGTAACTGAACACGCCTTGCCAGAAGTCGGAAAGGTTTGGCTGTTGCCAAATTGAGGAGGTCTGATTTTCTGCAAATTGGCGTCGACTATTTCGCCCAGCTCGAAGTTGTTGAGAGTGAAATCGGTGTCCTCGAATTTTGATCCTTGGTCGGGAAGCGCACTGAGGGCCTCAATGACGTTTCCAGTCCCAAAGACGAACCCCTTGATGCTGAGGATGAAGCCATCCACGTCGCCCGTCAGCGACCGACCGTTCGCCTCTTCAATGAATTTGAGTTCTGGCATGACGATTATTCGCCGAAGATAATACCAGAAGATTCCTGCTTTTCAAGATTTTCCCTGATCGCCGGCAATTCGTCAGTATCTTCGGCGATCTGTTTGAGATAATCAGTTTGTTTGATCGCCTCTGTGAGGGCCATATTAACGGGCGAAGTTCCGACCATCAATTCCGCCAAATTAGAGAAGGTCCCAACTGCCATACCAGCCATGCCAGCCCCAGCTAAAGCAGGCGCGACCTCCGGCTTTTTCCCCAACAATCCCTCGAAGAATCCCGCTGTTGCTCCTGGCTTCAATATATCCAACGCATTTCTGATGCTCGAAATCACCGGAATCGGGGCCTGCACAACGGCCCCTGCGATTGCGCCGAGAGCAGGCGATATTTTGCTAATCTTTCTTCCCGCAATGAAAGCCTGGTCCGTGAATGTATTCCAGAGGAGCTTTATCCTCGCTCCCATGTCCTCGAAGAATGCAAAGAATGCCCTTCTGGCCTGTCCGATTCCTATCTCTTTAGTCAGGGCCTCTCGGTCCTTTTGAAGTTTTACATAGAGCGGTACGAGCCTCTTAAAAGCATCGATTTGTTTATCTAGCGTGTCTGATCTCAGGCTATCAATTAGTTTCTGTAATGCAACTCTTCGTTGCTCGATTCTTTCATCAAGTTCTGGGAATTTTGTAATTTCAAAGGCAGCGCTTGGCGGAGCCCCAAACTTCTCCAAGAACGCTTCGTTCCTCTTGAATCTTCGCCTTTCGATTTCCTTTTCGACTTCGCTTTGCTCTTTTAATAATGACTTAGGATCAAATGCTTTTATTGCTGATTCCATTCCGGTAAGATCAATCTGAAAACCAAAAGGTACAGCAACTCTTGCAACCAATTTCATTATTGGTGCCAACTTCCTTAAGAAATGTCCTACCCTAATTTCGATTTCATCCCAGACTCCGATTGCGAGGTCACGGAATCGATGCCAAATCGGCTCCATCTTGGTGAAGAAGGTGTCCAGATTGTTGACAATAAAATTCAATGCCTCCACCGCTTTGATTCGGATTTTGAACCAAATTGCAATGGCCTCATCTTGAAGACGCGTAATTATTGGAAAGGAAAATTGAAGTGCATTTAGCCAGACTTCCCGCAGGAATTGCGGGAGCGTCCTGCCGTTTACAATGATTGAATCGACAGTTTTCTTGAACGCCTTCCCGATTTTATCGAAAGAAATTCCGGCTATCCTTTCGATTGCCTCGAAGGCCCCCGCCAGCTTGAGCAATTTGAAGGCCAGAAATCCGATTGCAACGGTGATTGCCGCGATGGGCAGCGTTGCCATCAACGCCGACAAGGCAAAAACCGCTGTCGAGATAATAGTGACGGCGGCGGCTATTCCCGAGAGCGCCAATGCAAACTTGAAGAATGACTGGATGGTTTTGGAGTTTTCCTTTACCACTTTCCCTAGGCTGTCTGTAAGTTCGACAATCGGATTCAGAAGCGCCTTAATCACGGGCGCAACCGCTTCTCCGACTTCTATCTTTAGAAGATGGAAAGCCTGTTCAATTTGCTCAATGATTGTCCTTAGCGATTTCATCCTCTCTCCCAAAGCGCGTACCGTTGCTCCCGTTCTATCAAACTGGGCCTTAGTGTCTTCCGCCACGCCTGTAGAGTCCCGCAAGGCCACCGCAAAACCACGGAAGCCGCGCTCGTCTCGAAATAGAATCCTGATCTGTTCTGCTGTCCCCTTGTTCAATTTTTCAATCGTATCGCGTAGCCGACCTCCTGTGATCGCGCCTCTTCCCCACTCCACGCCGAGTTCCTTCGCAACCTTCAAAACTTTTGGAGAGGCCGTTTTCAAGAAAGCCGAAATCACGGTGTTGACCGATGTGATCGTGAGATCGGCGCGACCGAAAACGCGCGAAACGGTGGACAGCAGTCCGCCAAGTTCTTCAAGAGATATGCCGGCTAGCGCGGCCGTTGCCGCAACCTTTCCGATGTTTCGGGACCAAGCCTCGAAAGTGTCGCGGCCCCGCAAGATGATAGTGAAAAGGAAGTCGGAAATATCCGCCGCTTCGGAGACTCGGAGTTGGTAAGCCTCCAGGAACGTAATCAAAGTCCCAACGGCCGTTCGGGTATCCGTCATTCCAGCTTTGGCCGTCTTCAATCCTTGTTCCAGCAGGCCCATCGCCTGGTTTGCGGGGATTGTGGAAGAAAGAATCTCGAAGAGGCCGTTCGCAATGTCTTCCGTGGATTCACCAAACCTGACAGATAATTTCTTCACGCCATCCGAGAACTCTGAGATGTCTACTCCTGTGTGGACAAGCTGTGTCGACACTTTCGCCATCGCTTCGCTGAAATCTGCCGCCGCATCAATTCCAATTTTGAATGGGGCCGTAATCGAAATCGCAACGGCGTCCAGCGCGATAGAAAGAAAAAGAAGATTGGTTGGGAGTCGAGCAAGCCCGCCGATGAATTTCTGGATCACGCCGCCAACGAATTTGAAAGCTCCCCCCAGGACGCTCGTTATCACACCGGCCACGCCTTCAACGATCCCGGCAACAATCGAGAAAGCCTTTCCAAGGACTCCAACCAGAATCCCAGCAAGTTTTCCAACAAATCCCATCGCAATCTTCACGACATCAACAAACACAAGAAGGGCTCCAACGCCGGTTCCGATCTTTGAACCAGTCAGCGCAAGGTTGGCGATGAACCCTCTCATCGATTGGCGGGTGCCGCGGATTAAAGAAGCGAATCCCTGCGCCGCGGCATCGAATTTTGGGGCTACCACTTCTGGAGCTTTAATGGCAGGAGCTTTTATTTCCGAAATCCTAATCCGAGAAAGCTGCCTGGCAAGAAGGGCTTCATTTTTGACTGCCGCATTCCTACGAATCGCCAATTCCCTTGATTGCGCTTTTGTGATTTCAGTAATCGCCCTCATTTGGCTTTGAATCGGTTTTAGCTTTGCGAAACTTATGGGGGCAAGCCGTAGTTTGCCGGCTGCTGCCGCAACAGATGCTGTGAAAGCTCGCGCCTGATTTCGTATTTCTGCCGGTGTTGGAAACATTCCCGGCATCCGCGTCGAAACAAGGGGCTTTAATGATATTGGTTTGATTCCGCGCGTCGCATTTGCAATTCCAGCAACCAGTGCGGTCCTGAGTTTGGAAGAATCGATGGCCGTTCTTGGAAGTGGAATTTTCAGAATCTTTCCAATATCCTGCAAATTCTTTTTTGCGACGGATTCTTGGATGAGATTTCTTGTGAATTTGCGCCCAAATGTCCGTGAGTATGCTTCCAAAGTCCGCATTTGTTTCGCAAGATCAGAAATACTCCCTTTTGGAACTGTGAATGCCTTTCCAGAAGCAGCGGCCATCCGGTTGATCTCTTTTGCGAAATTTTTAAATCCCTTTAAGATATTGAGGTTTAATTTTGAGAGATTTCGAGCGGAGGCTTGGAATGGTCCCAAGTCCATGAAGAGGCGAATGAACGCATCTCCGATTGAAACGCCTCTAGCCATTAGACTTCTCCTTCTCGAATTCCTGTTTCATCGCCTTCCACTTCGCCCTAATTTCCTCGTTTGTCAGCTTCGCTGGAAGCCTTGCGCCAGAAGATTTGACCAGCTCTCCGAGTTCAGCAAGTTCGGCGTCGCGCCGCATTCTACGGATTGGGTTGAGGTCCGTCCAGTCCATCCCCATTCTTTTTTTCTGGTAGGGTAGGAGGCCGTGCCAGGAAATCCACGCGGCGCGGTCCCAATCCGAGATTTCTTTCTCTTCGGCCATTTCCGCTAGTTGCCGGAGCGTCATTTTCCAGGGTACGATACCGGCGGCGGCCGCAAGCCGCATCACTACTTTCCAGCCTCGCTCCCGGACTCGGGGCTTGCGGCTTCGGCTTGCCCGAGCATGGCCGGGAGGTGGTTCTGGAAAAAATTGTTCACTTCCTTCCAGAACTTGCCCATGAGGATTTTTGCATTCTGATCCTTCATGTGATTGGCCTGAAAATCTTCAAAGGTAGGCGCCTTACCGCTGGACCGCATCTCACCAAGGACAGAATAATAGGCCAGTCGAACCATGTTCTCGATCTTCCCGCCAAAGATCGTAGAAATCACATTTCCGCCGCTCTTCTGTACGGCCTCGCCGTTAACGCCAACATCCACCGAACCGAAAATTGCGTCGATGACCTGGACCCCAGATGCCCTTTCATACTGGGCCAATATGGAGAGGTCGAGAACGGGAGTGAGATCGGCTAAGTCCATCATGCCCTCCTAAAGGTGGGGGAGGTCGAGCCAATGCCCGCCTCCCCCTAAAGGCAGGGCATCAGGGTCAAGAAGCAGCAGCGAAGGCGCTCAGCGCATCGTGACCGCGGATCACGACGTTGAACGTGACGACATCGTTGAGCGGCTGGCCGAAGGTGAATTCGCGGACCCAACCGCAACCCTCGTAGCCGTTCCCGTCCTTGTCCCTCACACGAACGGTGACGAGCTGCCGGTTGAAGTGAGCGGATTCCAGGGCCTGCCGGCCTTCGTCGTCGAAGACGTAGAGCTGGTCGGCCGTCACCTGCCACTCGCTCATGCCCATGATCCACTGCTTCCGCGCTCCGCTGGAGCGGGTGGAAGCATCGATCTCGTCGTACCCGTGCGTCAGCTCGACATCACGGGCCTCGGCGATGACCTTGCCGGCTACTTCGAGTTCAGCCTCGAAGCCGACTTGTTTTCCGCTTTCGATACAAGTGAGAGCCAAGGTTTCGGCCCCTTCTCCGGTGGTGGATCAGGGTTCGTCAAATCTGATTTGCAAACTGATGCTCCATGCGTAGAAGCCGTCCGCATCTGAAACTTCAACCGGCGGACTCGCAACACACATTGCAGGGCAGAATCCTTCAAGAATGCCGCGAAGGTTCGCCCGGTGCATCCGCTTCCAAACCAGAATCGCAAGGGCCTCCAAACCCTTGTCTGTCCGAATTCTATTCCCTAAAACTAAAATGTCAAGGAACTGGTCGCCTCCGCGATGCCCCCTTGTTCCGAAGTCCCGATCACTGCCTGTGTCCTGAATCCAAATCACCGGCCGCCCCGTCGTCTCCGGGATCATCCTAGAAGTGAAGATGCCGGGCTCCGGCATGCCCGTGGAGAAGTCGAAAGCCTCCAACTCCACGGTGATTGCCGCATCGCCGACAAGATGATCCCGAACAGCTTTCTTGAACATCAGCCTTTTTCAAAAAGCCTTCTGCTTCGGATTTCAGCAACGATTCTTGGGTAGCTTTTGATCGCGGAAAGAAATGCAGGCCAAATATACGGCCTCCTTTGAATCAGAATGTGCGTTGTGGATTTCTTCAAGCGGATTCCCCAATTCCACAAAAAGAAACCTCTCATCTTCTCGCTTACGGGAATCCGAACTGGACTCTTATTCGTCGGTAAACCTTCAAGAACGCCGGCATACTTCAATCCACCCAATGAGCCAACCAAAACATTGCCGCGTTCAGTGATTTTAAATCCAAGGGATTCCTTCAAATCTCCTGTGTGCGAAAACGGAGGCTTTCCAGCTTTGCTCGAACTCTCCCAATCTTTCACCTTTCCAGCAATCTTTACCGAGTGACCTACGTTTCTCATTGATCGTTTTGCCCGCGTGATGGTTTCCTTTGCGACCATTTTAAGCGCTTCCAGCATCACCCTTCTGCTCTTTCTCAAAAGCAGTTTTCCGTTGAATCTCACCGTCGTCTTGACGGTTCCACCTCCCGTCCTGAAAATCGCCATTATGGATGGACCGGCCTTTCAATCCGTTCAATGTCCCATGTCTTGTACGGGGCCTCGCTCATTCTCTTTCCGTCGATGATTCTGTAGATTGCGCCGTCAAGGGGATTTTCGATGATGTCGTTAATTTTTACGTCTTCCTGAAAATCAACCGTGAATCTCACCTGAGTTTCATGGATGAACCAATCTCCAAAAAGGGTCACTGGGTCCGAAAGAACCTCTTCAAACCCTCCTTGACCGTCGGAAACACGGATTGGGCGATGCCGTGTCACCGGAGTTCCAGAGCCTACCATACGAAAGAATTCAAAGACCGATTTTTGATCCGATGCAGAAGATCGGCGTCCGCCCAATCTTGCCACCGCAGATGGTATTCATCCGCGATTTCAAACGCCTTGCTCCCCCTGTTCCTGTAAAACCTCGACAAGACATCGTACACGCCAGAAGTCAACATTTTTGGAAACGTCGAAGGCGTGTAGCCGGCCTTCAACGTCACCATCCATTGATACAGAACGGTGTTGTCCCAAACTCCTCCAAGCCTCTTGTAAATCCCAAAATCGTTGAAGGAGAATTCTTCATCAAAATCTTCGTCGGAATGGCGATCATGGATGCTCAACACATCCAGGATCGGCTTCGCCTTTGGATACAGCAGTTCGGTTCCGCCGTCCAAGTTCTCGGAGACTTCGAGTCCTGCATCGGTTTCAACTAATCGGACTCCGCATTCCTGCGCAACCCAATCTTCGATTGAATCGAGAAGGAGCCCGATCACGTCATCCTGTGCGGAGTGAGAAATTTGCAGGTGCGACTTCGCCGCGGCAACCGTCGTCACGAGGGGCATCCGCAACGCCTCCCTTCGGTTTCTTCAAGGTTGACGATTTCGACGTAACCGCTCCGCCAGAGTTTCTTGGCCTGCTCGACAGTCAAGATGTCCTCCTCCCCCTTGGCCCTTGATTGTGCGGTCCCATCAACAATGAGCTGGCCGTTCATCTTCCACCTGACAAGGAGCTGGTTGTCCATAACCTTACCCTCCGGCGGCGGCCAAAGCAAGGGCCGGCGCGTTGATTTTGTTGTAGGCCCTCCGAACGATCTCCGGGACCTCAAAATTGACCTGCTTTATAACCCCATCTCCACAGTCACCGAGCTTCCCATTCCAGTTGTGCCAGATCTCCATCCTTTTCCTGCGCTTGGGATCATTCCCGTCCCGATCAAGATAAAACTGGTGCTTTGCCTTCATCAGTTTCCGATCCAAGACGTGGCCCAAATGCCAGATCACGGCCCCTGGGACTCGCAGGGCAGACCCTTTGTTCGTGATTTCAGAACAGATTGGCCTCGCCATCCTGTCGGCCGCAATGCAATGCGAAGTCCAGCGGTATGAAGGCCGCCACCAGGACCAGCGATAATGAGGCGCGGCGGTTCCGAATGGCGAAATCGCCTCTCCCCATCTCGACATTCCCCATCCCGAAGGGTTGACTACGCAATGGTCAAGATCGTGCCAGAAGTGAACCCAACGCGGCGATCCAAAGTCAATCTCGGCGGACTTCCACGCAGGAAACCCGGTCCAGATTTCATCGGCATCGACAACCATGACATGCGACGTGTCGATCTTCTGCGTGGTCCATTCTCTCATTTCCCTTTTGTCTTTCCAGAGAGGCCGGTCCTCGACGAAGATTTTCTTTTGGGGGTCTGGAAAATCACGAATCCTTTGAAGGGTTCCATCGCTGGGGAAATTCTTCCAAAGTTCGATGGGTCCGTAAGCGATCCTGATACATTCAACATGACTGTAAATCGCCTCTATGGCTTCATGAATAGTCGGCCCGTAGTAGGCGATCATCACCGCCGTTGTGGTTCGGCTTCCGAAGCCGTGCATCGGAATTCTTGCAACATCTTTTGGCATGGACTCAATCCCGAATCGGTGTCTGAAATCGAATTTGTTGATTTTTGGCTTCTCCTGGGTTGCGGCTTTTGCAACGGCGGCCGCCAACTCCTTTTTGTCGCCATGCCGGACATAAATTAACGAATTGCCGTAAACTTCCCGCAGAACGGGAAGATCGTAGACAATGCAGGGCGTCCCAACCGACAATGCCTCTCCAGGAACCAATCCGAACCCCTCGAATTTTGAAGGTTGGATTACAGCCTTGGCTTCCTCCATCGCGCCGAATTTTTCAGAATCGCTACATCTTCCAAGATTCCAAATCTTGTGAAGCGCGTTTCCTTTTTCCTTCATCGCGGCCCCGACGGTCACAAAGTCGAGGACCCCATCGAAACTTGAAACCGCCTCCCATGCGTCTTTCGCTCCTTTGTAGGGCGAAGCCCTCCCAGACCAAAGCATGAAGTCTCTGTTTTTCGGAAGCCCTCCTGGCCGTCTCGGGCTGGCGAAGGTGTTGATTCTGGGATAGAGAACATGCGTCTGGATCGGCCTCGGATACCATTCCTTGAAGGTTCGTTCTCCTTCCAGGCTGATCGGAACGCATAAACTCGATGCGTCGTAGAATTCTTTGACGCTTGGGACCTTCTTTGCGATCTCCGGCGCAAACTGTTCAACCCAATTCGGAGTCTCAAACGAGAAGCTAAAAACTGGCGTTCCGGTCCGATTTGCGTATTCGATTCCGACCCTGCCTGTCGAGCTTTTTCCATCCAAGACGACAAGATCGAGGTCCGGCGGAATCGAATTCTTCGGCTGAATCACGACGTTGATGTTTTTTGAAGTCGGGAAATCGGATTGCCACTTCGGCTCCAAAGTTGTGATGATGTAGACCTCCGCGCCAAGTTGGGCGCAGGCCCATGCGTATTGCCACAAGAAATACCTTCCACCGGAATAGAAAGGGGAGGTTGCGATGAAAATTCCAATCCTGAATGTTTTTGAGAGCGGTTGCGACGGGGAACCAGGAGGGCCGTGCCGAATGGCGGAAAGATGGTGCGGGATGATGTCTCCGGTTGCCATCAGTCGGCGGACCTCATGGATGCTGGAGATATTGACCAGTTGTCCTTCACGGACCTGGATCGGGCGGCCCTTTGCGTCTTTCAAGACAATGGGTCGCGAAACTCTGAACCATCCCATTTCCGGTGGTTGGTTGTTGGTTGCGTGGCCTGAGGGGCGGGGTTTTTAGGCCCCGCCCCAGTTTGGATCAGGAGCCAGCGCCTTCGAGGATCGCGGCGGCCTGGGGTTCCATGATTCGGCCCCCAACGACGGCGAACACTTTGAAGGCAATCAGATTCTGGCGGAACTTGACGTGCTCCGACCTCGCCATCGTGATCTCGTCTTCGATCACGAAGAAATACTGGCTGAGGTCCACGAAGATCACGTCACCCTCACTCCCAACGTCCGGCTGATTGATCGTCGGGATGAACCGGCGTCCGTTCAGCCTGTCCGGGGGTCCACTCTGGATGCTCGACGTCAGGACGCCGTGCGCAAGCGTCCTTCCCGTCGTGTCCTTCTGGATTCGGAATTCCTTGATCACGTTGTCGTGGACAACGTAGACCGCGTTCCTCCGAACCATCGGCCGAAGCGCGTGCTCCAACCGCACGAGGTCGGTGTCGTGGACTTCGCCCGCCGTCTCGCGGGCCACGTGGAAGATGTCGGCGTTCGTGACGATGCCTTCCGGTTGGGCGACACCCGTGCCGGCGATGATGACGTTCTCGAACTGGTAGCGCATCGAGGCGTCGAAAAGCCTCCGCAGGAAGGCTTCGAGATCGATGACACTCCGACTCAGGGCCCTCTCTGAAACCTCGGTGTAGCCCGTGAGTTCGTGGTTCGTGATCCGCCTCTGGTCGAACTTCGGCTCCGTCTCATGCTTGTCAGCCCCCTCACCCGTCCACTCGAAGGAGACACCCCCGAACTGATCGGTGTCCGTCTGTGCCAGGCCCGGCCAGGTAACTTCGCCCGTCGCGTTCTCGATGATCTCGACGAGATTCAGGACCTGGGGATCTTCCCACGGAAGCATCCTCATGTCCCTTCGGAAGTCAGGCGGAACCAGGTTCTCGGCATCAGAAGGGTTGGTGGTATCGTCGTCGAACGAGAAGATCGCCTTCCCATAGGCCCGACGAGCGGCGTCGTAGGTCTTCCCGAACATCGCGGCGACAAACCGCTTGGGAATGACCTTGCCACCCCTCGCCACCTTCGAGAGCCGTTCGTTGCGCGGCTGTAGCAGATCGGATTCCTGGCCAGAAAGCCCTTCCTGGCCGTCGTTGAGATAATTGACGAAGGCCTTCTCCTTGGCGGACTCCTTCTCGCGCCACCCGTTGGGTTCCGTGTCCGAAACACGCGTCCTTCGGTCGCTGATGGCGCCTTTGGCCTTGGCGGCCTCCTGCACCTGCTTGACCAGCTCATCGTCGGTCCTCTGCTTCTGCACGAAGTCCCAGTGTTCCTTCAAGGACTTGTAGTCCTCGGCCTTGTCGGCCTCGATCTTCAGGAAGCTCTTGGCTTCCTCCTCCTTGCCTTCCTTGCGGGCATCAATGGCCTTCTCGAAGGCCGTCTTGCGCTCCGCCTGAACGCCGGTCATCAGCTCTCCGATGCGTTTGGCATCGAACAGAGCCGATCCGACGAGCCCTTCCAGAATTTTCGACGGCATGGGTTTAACCTCCAATCGACAACAAGTCGGTCTCGGCCTGCTCAATCCCCAATTGGATCAAGTGGAGGTCGGTATCCGTGAGGGGACAGCCCCCCGCGTCCACCTTCGGCTTGCCTTCGGATTGGAGATCCAAAGTGCGGCCCGTCAGCCGGCCGAGTTCGCCGAGCAGGGCCGCAATTGCATCCTTGGAACCGACGAGGTCCTCTGGCAGACGGCCGGTCATTGCCGGTGTCTCTTTGAGGTCGAGGTTCATGCGCTTCGCGTAGCGCAGGATGCGTTCCAGACCGTTCTGGAACGATTTGGCCGATGTGATTTCGGCCAATTCGTTCATCGGGAACGGAGTCACGGTGACTTCCATCAGCTTAATCTCGAAATGTTCGAGAATCATTTTGTTGTCCTGGCGCAGGAATCCATACCGGACGGGAATGTAGCCGATGGAAAGTCCTCGGATCAGGCCATCCGCGACTTTACTTCTAAAGACCTGGGAATAATCGTCGGAGCCAAAGTCGGCCTTGATCGCCAGCCCCTTTTCGGGTTCCTCGTTTCCAGAAGTCAGGACACCGATCACGTCGAAACCTCCGCCCCCATCTGCGAAATGGCGACCCATCAGCGGCACCTTCTTCGCCGTGATCCTCTCCATCGTCTTTGCGAATGAACCCGGCCGGATTACCTCGTCGCCGTGGTCGATGTTGTTGAAGTAGGCGGCGTATCCTTCGAGGTATCCGGGATCAGCGTCATTGGTGTCATGCAGCCGTTTTGCCCACAACTTCGCATCGGGCGTGAAAAGCTCCCGACGAATATCCTTTGGGTCCAGCCCGTTTCCTTCCGACATGTGCTTGAACCGATGCTTGTAGACCTGGGAAAGCGATTTCATCGCCTTCTCGTCCTCGTCTGCAATCCCGATTGCCTTGCGGTGAGCCTGAAGGTGGTCCTTCACGGCCTGGCTCGCCTCCTGGCCCGAACGCGCTCCCTGGGCCGCCGCCCATGCGGCATTCAGCCCGCCTTTGTGGAGGAACATGGTTCCATTCGTCCAGATTCCGTTATCGTCTTTCTCAGATCCCTCGCTGATGAAGTGGTGAGGAAACCCCCAAGTTGATTTCTTGTCCGGCTCGCCTATTTCAGCAAAGGCCTCCCTCGGTAGGGATTCCTTCTCGACGGAAGCCCAAGAAGGTTCGCTGTCCATCATGTTTGAATTGTGCGTGTGATGGTGTTCCGTCTTGCCGTCCATGTGCCGCCTCCATTGAGATTGGCAGACCGCGAATCTTCGATCTCGCTTTGGAAACTCCTCGTTCATCTTTGGATTCCACATACACCGAGATAGCCACGTATCCTTTTCCTCTCCAGAACGAGGCTTTGGAAGCGGCATCAGCTTACCTCCGCATCGCCGCCCCAGACCTTCATCCGAAGAGCGCAATCGATCAGAACGCCTTGCTTGCCTGAAAATGCGATGACAATGCTCTTTTCGTTTCTTGCGATTTTAGGGTCCTGTGAAAGGCCGATGCCGTCGTTCTTCATCAACTCCTTGTATTCGACGTTCACTAACGGATCGTTCGATGAAAATCGCGTAGCTGATCCGAGAAAATGGTATTCGGAAGATTGTAAGTTGTCCAGGTCAATCACCGCAATCTCGCACTCAAACTTCACGCTGGAATTCTCCGGCATCGCAAACGGAAGGAGGGAAAATGGCCCTTCGTCCGTTGTTGAGAAGGACCGTCGAAGCTCGTCTATGAAAAAAGACATGTTGGTAGCCTCAATAAATACAGAATCCTAATCCGATGTCAAGCCCGTGGATCAGGGGACCTGTGATTCACCTACGAACATGAAGCATTGTTGGTCCATCGCTTGGTCGAGGGAATCTTTCTGAAACTCGGATAATGGGGTCAAGAAATCCAAGGAAACGGCAGGTTCTGCGGTCGTCTCAATGGCCGACGGAGACAATCTGGCATTGGCCAGAATGTCCTGGGCAATCAACTTTGCCCATTCGCATTGGTAAGTATACCTTGTTGCCATGTTCAGACCTTTCGTAGCCTTATGATCGGAACCACGTCGAGAATCGATTCGGACACGTCGCCCCCGATTGTGGGATCAAAAGTTGCCGGCGTTGAGGTCGCAGGAAGCGCAGTTGTGTAGGACACAGGATGAAGGCCTGTCGGAACGTTGGTCGTTACAATATCTATGCTCTGGACATCGTAGGTTCTCATGGTGAAATTGTTTCCAACCCCTCCTGCGCTTTTGCCCCACAGAACATAGATCAGTCCCGGCAACAGAACCACTTCGCCTTCAACAAGCGCTTTACTATAAATCCCAACTGTAGATATTACAACTCCACTGATACTGGCTTTCTTTTCAACTAAACTAGAGGAGGTTCCATCCTCGAATTGATAGATCGCCAAGTCTATAGAAGGGCTTCCGCTCTTGGTCGCAATTGAGAACAAGACCCTATTGAACCTCGTTTTCGTCCGCAAGAAATAGGACCCCCCTTCCAATACGGTCTGCGCCACCCTGGAAGATTGGTTTGAGAAAACAAGTTCAGGAAGCGGGACAATATCATCATCTTCGGTTACTAGGAGTTCGGGCTCGATTTCCTCGATTGGATAACAGCCGGCCTGTTGGCCGACCGGCCTCCCAATGAATTCGCCCTCTCCGAGATTGCAGGGCTTCCACCTCTGGAGGTCCCGGATAAGTACGTCGTTTTTCAGTAGCTTCATCAGGAGCCAATGATCGGAGCCGGGAGATAGGGTTGAACAAGAAGGTAGCTTCCCTTCCTAATCACCAAAGGATCGTCAGAAGAATTCAGTTGCGCGAACCTCGCTATGATCGGACCTTTATTTAGGCCCGTGAAGATCGAACCCTTGATTTCAACAACCGTGTTTGGCGGAGATTGGTATTCGGCTTCCTCGACTTGATTGTACTCATTGTGGACCGTGCTTCCGCCAGGGATCAAAGCGTCACCCAACGTATCCGCAATGCAAGTGTGGTAGATGATGTACTGAGGACCCACTGGACCGTCAACAGAGACCTTGATTCCTGGTTCTCCTGTCGTCGCCCCAAAGAAAATAAAGAATTGAAACTGATAGATCATTTCCGCTTCAAGAATCTGATGAAGCTCCTCGTCGTCCTGCAATTCCTCGCCAAAAAAATCCTGCAATTCGGTCTTCACAACAAGCACCGGAGCGTCGCCAACCGTGAGGATTGAGAAATCTGCAAGATCGTATCCGCAGACCGGAAGGTTTCCGGGGCGTCCGACGATCTGACCAGGCCCGACGAAGCAGGGCTCCCATGTGCGAAGTCCCCTCCGCAGGATTGAATGTTGCCTCTTTGCTTCGTTTGCCATCGCTTCACCGTGAGAAGGCGAACGTTCCTACGTCTTGACGCCCGAGGTCGCTTTCCTTATGAGAAATATCGATGCACCTGAATCCGCACGTCTCAAAATACCAGATCAGGCCCGGCTTTGTGAAGTACCAGCGATGTTCTTTCGGCTTGTAATGCTTTGACCTGAGAACGCCTGTCAAATCATAGAAAATCGGCAGGGAGACGAAGGCAAAATGTTCGATCTTGGCAAGCACTGCGGACGGGTCCTCAATGTGTTCAAGCGAATCCCAGAAAGTCGCAGATTCGACCGCCGACTCGCTGAATATCTCGGTGAAGGCTCCAATCTTTTTGAGATACGCGCAAGCCTTGGAGTTGACGTCGAATCCCCTCGTTGGCGCTCCTGTCTCATTTCTTGCTCTCAAAAAGGCTCCATTGCCGATTCCGATGTCCAATAACAATCCCATAGTGTGTTTTGCAACAAACTCCACCCGGAATTTATTCAGTTCTTTAGTGATCGGGCCAGAGAATTCAAGTTGCTCGTAATGGTCCCAATATGGTTCTACGTCTGGTTCCACGACCCTTTCGTACCCGACGCCCCTATGCGCTGACCACAGAAGTCCGCCGTCCGCCAGAAGCGGCCTCAATGCGGCAGAATCCTGCGAGGGCATGTAAAGCCCTACCGACATCGAATCGTCTTTCGCAGGAATGCTCATGTTGGACACAACAGCAGGGCTTTTCTGGTTCGATCACGAGGAAATCAGATTTGACCATCCACGGTTCCACCATCAACCTTGCCGGAAGATACCCTCCAACGACAAGAACGACCCTCGCAGAGACGGATAATCCTAGTGGAAGCCAAAGACCCGGACTTGTGATGCAGAACTGCGCCATGCTTAGAATAGCCGCGATCACCGGCACAGGACATTCGCCAGCATCGTACTTCGAGCTGGCTTGTTCAGGAATCCCGTCAAAGACCTCCTGCCGACCATCCACGTTGTTGATCGAAAGAGTCTTATACCGAGTGTTCACCCATTTGACAAGAGCCCTCCATCCATCTGGATCGGGATTTCTTGAAATGTTTCTCCATTCCTTACGGATCGTAGGCCAATGGACGGCCACAAAAGGTTCTCCTTCCGAGATACTTGCGCATCGTAGGGCCGTCCGGGCATGATTGTACCAGTTCTCCTTCAAAGGGAAAGAGAATTCTTGCGTTGGGACAAATCCGCAATGCTTCCTAATGCTTCCAAGAATTGAAACTCCTCTCCGTAGGTCCCGGCCGGTGTAGGCCAGACGACGTTTTCCAGTAAGCGAAGGCGGCTTTGACCATACATGGCCTGGCTTTCCAGATTCAAGGACTCTCTGTGTGCGAAGCCTGGTCCCCCATTTCACGAATTTCAGCCTGCCGCCCGATTTGATGTCCCAATAGAACTCCGGCAGGGGGGTACGAAGGAAAACGTTCTGACATCTTTGGAGTGCGGTTCGGACAAACGGCCTTTGGTAAATCTGGTCCCCAAATCCTTGGAGTCCATCAAGAATGAGGTTCATTTCAGAAGAAGTTGAAGAACCGTAGCCAAGATTATGTTTGAAGTCACGCTTTCCAAATCAGTGGGATCACGAATTGAAGCATCGCCCAGATGGCCAGGATTGTAACCGTCCCACCTGCCCACATCCAGCTTATCCGGGAGACGCCGGCGATGGCTTTGGCGACTTCCTTTCTCATATCGTCGAATTGCGTTCCGACTTTGTCGGCCATCTTGTTCATATCCGACCTGAGCCCCTTGATCTCGCTTGTCATTTCGTCACGAGCCTTGTCCTCGCGCTTCTCGTGTCCCGCCATCCAATCGGAGAGATTCTCCACATCCTTGGCTGCCCCGTAGGCCGCTTTCCGAACATCATCGTAGTCCGGGGGCTGGCCGGGGACCATCGCAGGAAAGATGGCGGTGTCTCCCTTCATGTTCGTCAAGGAACCGGAGGTGGAACCGGAACATCAGGCGAAGGAATTGGAGGCGGTTCAATCGGAGGCGGTTCGATTGGCGGCGGTTCAACCGGAGGTTCGGTTGGAGTGGTTGGTGGGTCCTTCCCCCAAATGCTGGTGAATACCGATTCAAGCATGTCCATCAGGAATTTGAACCTGAACGTCGAACCTACTTCCTCAGCCGCCGCATCGCTGACCGTCCCGCCAGCCCCCGCAGGACCCGCCTTCACACCGCTACCTTTACCGTTCCCGTTCGATCCAGGGTAGACATCCGATTTTTGGATACCGTGGATTGTGGAATTGTGGTCAGCCTGCATGATCTGCGGCGCGTAATGGAAAGAACATCCGCCTACCACGGCAAAGCCGCAGAGAAGGCCGGCGATCAGAGAGACTGGTTTCATGGAATCACAGTAGGCTTGTCATTATTCCTGGAAATTGCTTCTCGTTCCAATTCGGTTCTCACCATGTCCCTTTCGACCTCCTTCACGACACCTTTCTTCTCTTGCAAACTCATCAGGGCTTCGACAATTTTGCCCCTATGTTCATCTGTGGAAAGTTTCTTGATTTCTTCCAAGAGGACTTCAATGGCGACCACGTTGGCATCCCTGGTTCTTTGAGCCAGGGCGATCCTGACCCTCTGCCAGATCAGGAGGCCGATCAAGACCGCTGTGATGATCCCGGCCCACGGCTGAGGGACGGCTTTCAAAAGCTCATCGATTTGTGCCAGAATCATTTGTTTTTTTCTCCTCTACTTTTCGGGCTTCCTCCGCCTTGGCGGCCTTCCGGCCCTCGGGGTCCCGCACCACGCTCATCGCCTTCTTGTAGAGCCATCCCGCCCCATCAATCATGGCTCCGATGGCTTTGAAGGCTTTCCACATGATTCACTTTGCGAAGCAGGTTGCCGTGATCGTTGCCGCGGACGAACTGATGAGCCGCATTAATCCGGCCGGCACGTCAGTCGTGAAATAATTGTCGCCGATGATGGCTGAAAACGAAGCCCCCTTCACCCAAGTCTTGCTGTCCGAAGAAAGCTCCATTTGGAGCGTGGTAATGCCGTTGGTGTTGACGCAGAGGCCGACAGACTTCCTGCCGCCAAGGCAAATCACAGCCGAGGCCCCGCTAGCCGCGACAGCGGCAGAATCCCACAGATTCTTGGGACGATTCGGATAAACTTTCGCCATGTTTTTTCCCTCCTGGGATCAACCATCGAACGCGATGAAATCTACCTGTGCGTCTGCGCTCTGCCCAGCCAAGCTGGAATTCACCATGACTTTTAGGTGAGTGTAGTAATTGATCGACCCTTCCAAGTCAAACAGCGTGTGACTTTCTTCATCGCCCGCCGTCAGGGTCCCTGCGGCGATGCTGGTATAAGTCGCTCCTCCATTGACGGAGGCGAAAAGCTCCCAGTCAAAATCGTTCTCGCCGCCGACCTCCGAGATGTTGACCATCGCCTGTCGGAAGCACTTCTTCTCGAAGTCGGAACCGAGGTCGGCCTGGCCGTCCGTCGTGGCCTGAGGACCGTTCTTCTGATATTTAGTGGTTGCCATGATGCCTCCGTAGAAACTCTACATTAGCCGAAAGAAAAGTCAACCCCATCGGCTAAAGCACGTCCGCCAGGACGCCATCCCGAGAGATTTCTTTAACCACATATCCGAAAGTTTGGAAGAAAACTGGAAACATTCTCGCCAGAGAGACGCCCACCACTTTTGGTACCCATTCCATCCAATCTCCGGCCTGCGGCCCAATGCGTCCTACTCCGTCATGTGGATATTTCCAAAGCCAGAATCCATCTGGTTCATCGCATGATTTCTGGATGTTGTTCAGATCGTGGGCAAAACGCTCCTCCCCGAGCTTTTCATAAATTTTACCGATTACGCTCTCCGGGTTCTCGCACAAAGATTCAAACTGCACGAAAATAATCCCTTCTCCGATGGCTTTCCTGCGCTTGATCGAATCTTCAATCCACATCATCGGACCGCCGACAACACCATTAGGAGAAAGCAGGCGTCTAAACCTCTCTGATTGCGGGATGGGACCTTGTCCTTCATTGAAAAGAGGAGTTTTGTGATTTTGCTTCTCAATGCTGGCTAGGACTTCTCTTGGATCTCTGACCAGCGCAAGAATTTTTCCTGCCGGCCACACTTTTCTAAACATCCCGACATGCCTCATCCAACCCCGACTTTTGTCAAGGACTACATCCGAACCCGAATACCATCCCTCAGCAAACCCTTTGATTGCCCTTTGGAGCCTTGATTCAGAGGACTCGCGGTTAGAGTTCAGCAGGTTCCTGAATTCAACCGAATTTGAAAGCGCAACAGAACATGCCCCAAGAGCCGAAATCAGAGGGCTTGTTGAAGAAACTTGAAATCTTGGATTCTGCGCGAGGACGTTGCATAGGAGCGTTGACCCAGCCCTCGGCAAGCCCGCAATCGCGTGGAATTTCATATCGAGTATTCTGGTTCCAATTCAAGGCTGTGCAACACCAGTTTCTCGGCTTCGCCCAAAGGAACCCACGGGACAAGGATTTCGGGATTCTTCGGCCTCTCGTAGGGAGACCCGACTCCAGTAAGGCCAGGCAAAAGTCCGCTCCTTGCTTTCAGCCACAAACCCTTGGGGTCCCGCGCCTCGCAAACGAAAACTGGAACATCAAGGAAAACCTCAACGAATCTGAAACCCCAAGTTTCCACAATTCCCCGGGCCGCCGCCCGAGCCGCGATCGTCGGACTCACAAAAGAGCAAATGGGCGTGATCCCGGATTCGCAAGCCAAGACCGCCACTTCCGCCGCCCTCCGAATATTTTCAGCTCGCCCCTCATCCGAGAATCCAAGACCTTTGCATAACCCCTCCCTCACCCGATCCCCGTCCAAGAGGATTGATGGGCGAATTGCCTTCCCCAACTCGCCGGCGAGCGTCGTCTTTCCGCTCGACGGGAGGCCCGTCAGCCAAATCACGCAAGGCTTCATGGAGGAGGCGGAATCCCAGCGGCCGTCCGGGCGGCCTTCAAGGCATCGCATCGGGCCGTGCAGGCCGCGATCTCCGTATCAATCTTCGTCTTTCTGCCAGTCATCTTGGTAACTCGCAACTCCATCTGCTCGATGCGCCGGTTGACCTCATCGGCGTTGAGTTGCCGGTTGACCAAATTCGGGGCAGACGTGTAAACGGGAGCGGGCATTGGTTTTTACCTCCTCATGGAGCAAGAATAGCCAAAACTTCAAGCGCGTCAAGGATAGAATTTATCGCGGTCCTGGCTTCGGCGTCAATGACAACGCCTCCCGTAGGGTCCGCGATGTGAGCCTGCTGATCGAAATTCCATGTTACCGCGTCAGACCGTAAATGCGCCCTTCCGGTTGTATCAAGCCACCAATCGCCGTTGACGAGAGAAGCAGGGGCGTTGTTCTGTTTGTTTCGGACCCTGAAACCGCCGTCTCCGAATTTGAAGGAGTCGGCGATTGCATTTACGCCAGGCCCCCATTGAAAAGCGTTCTTCGCTGTAGTTCTGATTTCTGCGGTGTCGGCGTAACCCATGCAGACAGACCCATATCCGCCAGCGAAAATTCCATAGTCATAGGTGGCGTATCCGTGAGCGAAGGAGCCTGCGCCTCCAGCATAAATGTTGGTCTGTGCGAACCCTGAAGCGTGAGCCCCATTCGCCATCGCTTCGATGTAGGCGTTATACCCATAGGTGGACCCGTGCGCGAAAGCTCCGTCGCCGTTGGTGTAGATTCTGCTATAACTTGAACAGTAGCCTTGCGCGGCGGCCCCCCGACCGTAGGCTGTGATTTGGGAAAAGTTGTTGGCGAATCCTCTCGCGCTTGATCCCTCTCCTTGGGCTTGGATGTAGGAATAGTTCGCGCAATATCCCTGGACGGAAGTTGCGGAAGCATACGCCTTCATGTAGGAATAGTTCTCGCAGAACCCTTGGATGAACGCTCCCCGACCAGAGGCGTACATCTGGGAATAATTGTTGACGAATCCTTGGATGAATTGACCCTCATAGAGGGTCTGCATGTAAGAGTAATTCTTGCAGGACCCTTGGATGAACTCGGCCTCCGAGCCAGCGTACATGGTCCCGTAATATGCGGTAACCCCTTGGCTGAAAACCCCGGTTCCGTAAAGCTGGACTTGTCCGTAATCCGATGCCTGCCCCTGAAAAAACGTTCCGACACCGCCGACCTGGATATATCCGTAGTTGTAAGCCTGCCCCTGGAAAAATGAACCCTGACCATAAATTTGAGCCGACCCGTAATTCCTCGCCTCACCAGCAGCAAACGCAGAATTTGAATCAGAAAGCATGTCGCTGTTGTTTGCGACGTACCCATCGAGGAACCCACCACCGGAATTATCAAGAATCGAACCTGCGTCGGCATAGCCTGACGTGAGGCCATTCAGCCGATTCGCGATTGACCCTGGACCCCCGACGGCGCGGGCAAACTTGGAGTGGAGCCCTCGGAACCTCCGAGTCCCAAGGCCGAGATCGAAGACCTCATCATTCGCCACGCTCGGGCGAAAGTTCGATGCGATCTCGTTGATCTCGACGACGCCGTGCTTCATGATTTTTTCAGAGCCTTGACTTCTTGTTCGAGCCTCTCGACCTCCTTCATCAACCAACCGACGAGCGCATGAAACGTCCCGTTTTCGATCATGCCGCCAGACGACTTCGGCTTGATCTTCATGATCGCCTCCCAGGTCGTCCAGGTCCTCGTCCTAGATCGATCTTTGCCATGTCATGCTCCAACCCGAACCCGCATTATCCGCCAACTCGAGCTCTCCATGTCCCAGTTAGCGGGACGAACGTGGAGAGGTTGATCGTGAGGTTATTGTTGTCAGTGAAGGTGATGCTGTCTGGCGAAATTTGCGTGCTGGTATTGTCGTAAACCACAACGTCAGGAGATGAGAGGCCGAGGTTGTGGGCTACGGAGAGGACGCCGACCACCAAATCGGCGTTGACGAATGTTCGCTCGTAGGTGCCGACGATGGATTCGATGGCGGCGATGATGTCAGATAGATCGGCTGCCGCCAGCGAGACGGACCCTCCCTCGACAAATACTTTGTCTGCCATTGGATCTCCTACACGTCGTAATGGACAATCAGGGTATTCCCAGATGTCCCCTTGACATAAATCTGCTTAAGATTGTTCGCCGCAATCTCCCTGCTGTTGTCACCAGGTTCCAGCCGCCAGTTCTGTCCGTCAATGTCTCCAAACAAGATATCATTAGAATTGCCATCCTCGGCATGAAGGAAGGCCCTGGCGCACTTGAGGTCTGGTAGGGCCTGAGCGGCTCCTGTCGAGACGATTTCGACGACGGCTTCCTTTGGGACCATGATTATTCTCCAGAAGAAATACCACGGTTAAGGTGGCGAGTCAAGTCCAGCGCGACCTTACCGTTGTCAATGGAACGATCATCTGTTGGCCTACGCCTACCGGCTTCCTCCCTCGATGGGGATTCATTCGGGATTCCAAATGAGGGTTGGGTCGGATTTCTCCTTGCCTGCGAGTTTGGGTTCACCAAGACTTCGCCCTTTCCGCCTTCCATCGGCTCCTCTCCAATAATTCTACGAGCTTCGTTTCTATTGATGATCCCCGCATCGAAAAGACGCGTGGCACGATCAGCTGCCGCAACAACATCTTCCTTCAAAGGTCGGCATTCCGAAAGGTCATGGCGGATAATCAAATCCTGATCCTCGCGCTGTTCGTCCTGGATAAGCGACCTCGTGAAGGCCGTCTCCATGATCTTCCACATGGGAACCATCGTCCCTCGATAGAAAGTCCTTTCTGCCTGCTCGTAATTAGAATTGTGGACGACGAATCCCTCTGCGATGAAATTATGCGTTTCTTCAACTTCGATATCGTAAACATCTTCTTCGCAGATTGGAACGATGTCAAGAATCGTGCATAGAATCAAATTTTGAGAAAGCCGGCGTTGATTCGTCCAGTTTTTCTTTGGCAGCTTCTTCAATTTCCCGAGAGGTTTGTCGCAGACTACAACCTTATCCCCAGGCGACAAATCCTCTAGGGGAACCCAAGTCAATCCAAAGGACTGAGACTGATTCAGAGATCTGGAGTTGCTTGCTTTTCTGGCGAGAAAAGGGTGGTTTGCGGAAGCCCTGATCGTCTTGTATTTTGTATGCAATTCATAGAGCAGTTTCCGACCCGTCTTTCCAGCCACTTTTACATCGGCAAGATGGATGTCTCCATCTTTGTATGTCCAGACCCGATCTTTCCCTGGAACAATTGAATGAATTCGGCGCAGGCCTTTTTCGGTCCGAATTCTGGAATTTGCCGGGAGGCAGAAAGCGCCATGCTCCAAACCAATTCTCAGGTGGATCACTTGTGGCGGGACTCCAAAGGTGCTGCAAATCCTCGACTCCATCAATCCCGTCAACCCCGGCCAATCCAGGTCTTTCAACGGCTGATTCACTTCAACCTTTGTGTTTTGACCGTGGACAAAAAGCGGACGACCCCTCATTCCGCGCCCGATTGAAGAGGTCAAGGTTTTCCGAACCAAATCTTTCTGCTCCTCGGTCATGGCCCTGTCCGTGTGGATCGTCAATCCGGGAATGTGGGCATGAACCAGCATTTCTGCCATGAAACTTTCGCGCTCCCTGTCCACCGCGTAATCTCGTGCCGCCGCCTGCATCGGCGCAAGGGGTTCGTGAATATGCGTCGGGTCGGGGTAATACACACGGAATATGTCTCTTGGTGGAACATCGATAGTTTTCCTCTTGCTGACCCTCAATCTATAATCCGTGATCTCTCCATTTTCTCCGTCGAATCTTGGCGAGACGTGGCTTGAAGGGATGGGTAGAAGTTGCCGAATGATTCCCTGCCTGTCCCTGAGTTTAAAGGCGATGGCTTCCCCGGTTGTGAGAAGGAAGATTTCGAGATTGCCCAAGAATTCGGCGTAGCTCTGGAAATTGTTCGGCCTCGAAAAAAGGTCTGAAAGGGGATGGTTCTCGGCTTCCGTGAAGTTCCCGCTTTTTGATTCAAAACCAACCTGTACCGGAGCTTCCCAGGAAGCCGTTACGATTCTGTGGATGCAAGCATAGACGACGGAATGGACGCGGTAAGCATTTTCAAGCCCCTGGACCGTCATTCCCTGGAAAACATCATCGGCCCGCCTTCGACCAGGCCCGAGAAGAATTTCCCAACCCCCAAAAGAGAGGTCGGTAAAATCAGCATCGTGGGTCTTGGAGAGGCCAACCGAGGAGGCGGCGCGTCCAAGAGCGGCCCGAGCGAGCTTTATGAGTCCCACGATGGAATGAAACCAATAAATAGCGATTTAGTCAAGTCAGATCGAAAAGCCGAATTCCGAAAAGACATCGTATTCATGGGTACAGAGGGCCAAGCTGTCTACCTGGTCATCATGGACGCCCTCCGGGAATTCCGTGAATTCATTGATCCATTGCTCGTTCCAATCGTCTTCTGCGATCACGACGTTGCCGGCGCTGAAACACGGCGTGAGGAAATCGGCCCGCGTCACTTTGTCTTTCGTCGGAGAAATTGTCTCAACGATAGCTATCCCAGCCAGAAGCTTTTGGACCCTTTCAGCGGCTTCTTTATAGGCTCCAACTTTCTCAACAAAGACTCTGACCGCAGGACCATCCTTCATCGCCGTCCGCTTAATCATCGCATCCCGTTCAGGCGCTCCCCATTGTCCACGCACAACATCCTTGACGTACAGGATCGGGACTTCTGGGCGTGTATCAATTCCAGCAAGCGTGCCGGCTGTGTAGTCGGGATCGGATTTGTTGACCTGTTTTTCGGACGAAGCCAAGTCCCATCCTCGGCAGTAATGGATGTCTGTTGGAAACGTTTCGATTTTCCATTTTTGGATGTTGTCCATGCTGAAAAGTATCCCCGTACGCGGCATCGGATGTTGCTGGTACAGCGCGGACCACCAGTATCTTGAAATCTTCCTTTTTATAAGTTCGAGTTCTTCGATGGGCCATCTTTCAGGCCACAATGCCTCTCCTGGTTTCCTTCCAAGGATGTCATTTTCTTCCGCAATCGCAGGGAGTGAAATCACGGTCCAGTCCGCCGGTTGGCGGTCAAGGAGTCGCCCGCAAACGTCGTCTCGGTTCCATCGAGTTGTAATTATCACCACCACCCCTTTAGGTTCAAGACGCGTCATTGCAACCGACTCCAACCATTCCCACATGTGTTCCCGTTGGGTGTAAGAGTTCGCTTCTTCTGCATTCTTGACAAGATCATCCAGGATTAGGCAGTTGTGGACCAGAATCCCGTTCGCAAAGAAGTTTCTATTTTCCTCAACTTGGATGTCGTACACAACGGACGTTTGGCGTACTCTTTTAACCATGGCCACAGAATCCTTGACGGCTTTGAATCCTGCGCTGCATGGAGAGTGCGATGGCACTTGGAACATAATGTAACCAGGTTCTCTGATGCGTTGTTCATCGGCCATCCATCGATGTGATGAACGTGAGGATTTTTCTGTGAATTGCACACCACGCACCTTTTTCTGTCTCTCTCCAAAACGATTGGCCGCATCAGTCGAAATGCCTTCGCTGAATGTGGTTGTTTTCGGAGTGGGGTTGCCCCATGCTTCCACCTCGGATTCCCAATCCCTGCCATCCTTCTCGAATGTGCTCTCCGGGCACAGAACCTGTTGCAATAAATTGCATGTTTTCCTGGAGATTTGCCCTTCCATCGAGCCATAAAAATGTTGTTGCAGATTGGACAGACGGTTTCTTTTGCAGGATATATTGGCGTTCTTCCCTTGGCCTTTGGTCTGCATGACTCGCAATATCCCCTGGTTTTCTTCTTGACTGGCAATCTGCAAACTCTGCACTGTCGCCGGTTTTTTGTCGAATGATGAATCCTCGAACATTCGACAGAACAATAATTGTCCACACATCCGAGTTTTTGCCTTTTGAATAGTGCGTATGCTGGAACAATATGTCTTTTTTTGCACAGCGAGCAAAAGAGGATCGCCGGCGGAAAGAACATTCGCCTCGACGTATTTCCCGTTTGAATAGACTTGATGGTCCGGCGTAACATCAAGACTTCTTCCGCTGGTAGTGGTAATCCTGAGTAACCTGCGGCCCTCAATTCTTCGGATAGCCTGTATGGCTTTGAATTCGATTCCGTGTTCTCCATAGCACATAATCTTAACGGGAACGGGTAGCGATTGCAAGTCCTCAATGTGGATACTGCCTTTGTTCGTTTGAACCACAGTCCCCTCAGCGACACAATCTGCTCCTTTTCCCGTGATCGGGCCTCCTGCCCCGGCTGTTTGCATCCCGCCTTCATGCCCCTGGATGGACCAATGTGTAGCGGCTTTCGTGTCCTTTCTTACTTCAAGCCCGAACAGTTCTTTGCCTGTTGCAATAAACACGTCCCGCGCCCTCTTGCCGAGGTCAGCCGCAAACTTTGCTTCGTAGGTCGCAAGCAAGACTCGTTCGTTGGGATAGTAGCCCAACCAAGTGCAAGGGAAGTACCTACTGACCAGCATCGTTTTTCCGTTCCTCGGTGGGACGAATATCATCAATCTTTTGACCTTCCTTGCTAGGGCCTGCATCAGGTAGTAATTTATGAATTCCAGGTGCCGGGCTGACTTCCACAACCCCTTGCTTGTCCTGAGGGCGTACCCTGCCGGCGTCAATACTGATTTCTCTAACGGCGGTGATTCGCCCGAGGGCGGCGTCGTATCCGACGGCTTCGCGGATCGTGACATCGTCTTTTAATGCCTTCCTGAGATTGTCTGGAGAAAATACTGGTTCAACCGACTCTCCGAACCCGATCCCGCAAGTTTTCAATCCATTCAATTCAGCGCGAAGTTCGATGCAACGGATGATCCTATCTACGGCCCCAAGCCTCTGCGTTACCGTGAATTTGTTACTCTCGTTCTGGAAGATCGGCCAAAGAGTGCGCTGGATGGTGTTTAATCTCTCCAATTCCATCACGGCGTACATTTTGGCGTTCTTGATCCATTGTTGCCGCAATTCTTCCAGCACGGCTCGAATGTAGTTCCTGACCATGCCTTGACTGATTTTTAGCTCTTTCGCAATTTGATACTCGCTTACACCAATCAACTTTAGCCTCATTGCCCGTTCTTTGCGATACGCCACAGTTTCAATGGTGTAGTTCCTCGTGCCGTTCTTTGACGTTCCGTCGTGTTCCGGGACGCTCGCATGGACTGTCTCCCCCGGCACTGGCCGAACTGAAAGCTCTGTGAGTTTCTTCATTCACGGCCTCCTGACCAGATAGTTCCTGCCATCGCATAATGGCAACATCAACATAGCGCGGTTCTAATTCCATTCCGTAACATTGTCTCCCGGTCCTTTCTGATGCGATCAGCGTGGTTCCGCTTCCCATGAATGGATCAACTACCAAATCTCCTTTTTTAGAATAAAGGGAAACGATTCTTACTGCAAGCACTGTGGGATAAGGGCATGGATGACGAATCAATCCTTCGCCTTCTTTTCTATGCCCGCCAATATCTTTCCATATTCCAGCCATAGGCCAATCTTCGGGAATTCTTTCCTGGCCCACAAAAGGAAGCGATGGATTCCAGAATGTCAAAATTACTTCCCAAGCTTGATCCACATAATCAGACTCCGGTCCAGCAACGCTTCCTCGAAAATGCTCCTTCGCCCAACATCGTCTGTGTCTCAAAAACCAATTCTGCGATGAGAATGCTTTTACCCACATTCCATCAAGCAGAATTTTCTCGCATCCTTTTGAATTTCCAGATAATGTTCCGCTTGTGTTTCCGGTCTGAATTATTATCCTCCTCGAAAATCTTTTGGCCCAGTTATGAGCGATCTCGTTCATAAACTCCTGAATCTGGACAATCGAACTCTTTGAATCATATTCTTGTCCTGTCCAATATGGAGGAGATGTACAGAGTAGACAGGCTGTATTGCTGTCAAGCAATCTATCAATGTCTTTTTCTTTGGTGCTGTCTCCACAAAGAATTCTATGCTTCCCAAGCAACCACAAGTCGCCTTTTTTCGATATTGGGATTTCTGGAACCTGAATTTCTTTTTCTTCTAAATCATCTTCGATGCCCTCCGGCATTTCCTCGAATCCTTCTTCCTCCAAAATCCCCTTCAAGTCATCCAACCCCACGTCTTCAAATTCAGGAAACTTCTCTTCCATTTCTTCGATCTGTCCAATTGCATCCTCTGTGAATTCTCCGGCAATCTCTGGGTTATTGGCCGTGAGATTCGCGGCCCGTTCCGTTACTTCGTCCCATTCCACGATTCTAACAGGAAACTTCTCGCCTGTCTTTGGGTGAACCACGATGCCTCTATCCCCTTCGATTTTCCATGACTTCGCGCCGGCGGAAACAAGAGCCTTCAACCTCTGGTGGCCGGCGACCAAATGTCCAGTTTTGCGGTTGAACACAAGCCCGGACAGGTCCCCAAATGAACGCAAAGAAGCCCCAAGCCCAAGCAGGGCGTCGTCCGTTATCTTCCTCGGATTCTTTGGGTCGGCGGCAAGATCAGAAATCGGCCGCTCGCCATTCAATTTTTCCTTCATGTTGCGAGGAGGATTTTCTTTAGCGCGGCCAACGACTTCTCTAGCATCGCCCGCCTTTTGAAGCCCTCCCCTGATGCCAGAATCCGACCGTTGGCGGCGACAGCCCGCCACCTCCACTCTCCGACCCTCTGGTAGACTTCGATCTTTCCAGCTTTGAGCATGAACAATCCCTCCGTTTCTGGAAACAGGATTACCATTATTATTGAGTCCAGTCAAGTCCCCACCTTCCCCTTCGTATCCAGCAACGGCTCAAAATGGATCATGGTTTCATTCTCCTGGCTTCATCCTTGGGAATTCTCTCACCCGCAAATCCTCCGGCCATTCCGAAGGGTCACTACCTGAACGGCTCTTGAATTTCCATTGCCCGTAGCCCTCCAAACATTCGTAGGGCCGCGCCCCCAACTGCTTCACGAAGCACGGCACCAAATCATTGCATTGCTTGACTGCCGCTCCAATCCACCCGATGTCGCACGGCCGAGCACCGGGGCCGGACTCACCGCCAAGGATCACCCAGTCAAGCGCCAGATCGACGGGGCGTGTCCGATAGTCGCCGCAACCCTGACAGCGCGGGACAAGCCACCGGTTAAAATCCACCGGCCCGAGTGCCGGCTCATAGGATACGAACCGCATCGCCGCCGGCGTTTTGAGCAGAATTGGAATCCGTTCATCTGCCGTCTTCTGGTCCTCGACCGACACCCCAAGCCAGACGTTCGGCAACGGCCAATCCTCGACAACTGCACCATCCCTGATATTTTGTGCTGTTGCCAAAATCTCGCCGTGCTTCCAGGCGTCGGATTGCCGTCGAAACCAATCCAGCATCCGATTCGCTCTCTTTGTCAATACGAGAAAGTTGTGCTTCCGCGCAATCGCCATCACGGCAAACACTTCGTCTATGTCTCCATCAGAAAGCCCCTCGTGGAACAAGTCCGACATACTGTTGACAAAAATCCGTTTCGGCCGAACTGGATCAAGTGGGCCATCTTTGGTCCCGGCCTTCAATCGAAATGGTTCGTCCAGCTTTTCCTTGACCAGTTCGACCCTACCGGTCCAGCGGGGGCCAGCCTTCGTCATCCGAGCGAATCCGATGAACGGCCCAGATGGCCCGGATTTGCGCAGGATGATCTCGCCACCGTCCATACGGGGGCCAACAGAGAACCGCGCCGCGATCCGCTCGGCGTAGCAATTCTCGCAACCGGACGACACGCGCGAACACCCACGCACGGGGTTCCAAGACATGTCGCACCAGGAGATGTTCGTGAGATTCAATTTGTGCTCCTTCCGGTCCCAATTGTCCTTCCTGTCGGTTTGTGAATAATGCTCGATGTGATCTTTCCTCGCGCGCCCACTCCACGATTTCTGGGATTTTGCCGCCTCAATGAACTCCCTCAACTTTTCCGGATGAATCCCCGCCAAGGCGTTGACGCGGATTTGAGGTTGAGTTGAACGCGGCGGGGAATCACGTTTTTGCCTCCGGTGATCTGACGTACCACTCCTGGTATGCCCATCGTTCGCGCACATAGCGATCAAATCCTGTGGACTCCAATCCCCGCAGGAGAAAACCGTCGGCCTCAAGCCATATCAATTTCGTCTCCTTCATGTCCTCTAGAAATTTCCCGGCCTCAATATCATCGAAAGCCCACGCGCGCCCATCTCGGTCAATAGCCAATTCGGCGGTGAACGGCTCGGGGCTCCGAACCTGTGCGCCATTCTTGCCGACGAGTTTCGTGATTGTGAATTTCATGGCTCGATCCCCATTTCTCGTTCCTCGGAATCGAGACGCGGTTCCCCATTCTGTAGTAATTTCCTCCACGCTAAAATTCTTTTCCTAAAAAGCCTTTTCTCCTTCGACTTGGCCTCGCCTGCAAACTTCGCTACCACTTGCAACGCAACATTTAATTTGGCGCGTGGTCGAGTTTTCGCCTCCGCACGTATCAGTTCGACCACCCTTTTCAGTGCCTTAGAATCGTCCAGTGCGGCAACCTCCATTTCCCATATCTCCTCGTATTTTTTCCCCAACTTTGGATCGATCATGGCTTTTCCCATCCTTCTTTGTGGATAACGAGTTGCCCAAAATCCGTCGCTGTCGCCGTCGCCGTCGCCGTAGCCGCAAGATTGCATGGTCAGCTGATATGTCCGCGCCATTTCTCCTCCTTGCAGTCTATCGTCATGATCATCGTGAGAACCAGTTGAGGTAACGTCATTTCTCCGCAAACGCCGAGCATGTTGCCGATCTCCTTGTTTAGGCTCCAATCCAAGTTGGCGGTGAGGTCAGCCCCGGCGAGGTCAGCCCAGGTTTCGACGGTTTTGAGGACGGATTTGGAGTCGTCCTCGTATACCGTTTTCCCGTCAATGATGCGAGATAGTATTTTCATGGCTCATCAGTTTGCTTCGGCGCAACGCACTCGAACATCACCCAACGGTATTCGTACTGGCCACCGAAATTAGAGACGTATCTTTCCGCCAAGACCTTGTTTGAGAAAATTTGTGGATTTCCCCATTCTCCACGCTGAGCGCGGAAATACCAATCATACCTGGCCACGACCCACCAAGTTTTCTCTGGGATCGAAGATGGAGGAAGGGGACCGATAAGCCCTCTCTTTATAGCCGCCTCATGCCAAGGGCCGCCCTCGCGGACTCTTAAGATTCCAACTTCGATTATTCGTTCGCTCATGATTTCTCCCCTTTCAGGGCCGCGAAAAGGCGATCAAGGTCCATCCCGGCGAGGGCATTGACGCAGGCAATAGTCCGCTGGCTTGGCAATGGACGCCAATCCCCGCGGTTATTCAGTACCGCGACCCTGCCGTCGCTGTCAACGAGTATGTCTTGCCACGGCTCCCCGTAGTCTGGGATTTCTCTACCGGCCCTCGCCTCCACTTCGTCGTGCGCCACGGCTTCGGCCCTCGCGGATTCGAGGTTGAGGGCCGCCTCCTCTTTCGCTTCATCGCGTTCGCGCCGGGCGTCGAGCAGATCGGCGGCAAGGGCGCGGACCTCCTTGTTTTCGATAAACGGCGAGAGGGGCGCAGAGATGTCCAGAATCGCCTGTGCCCGTTCGGTCTTGATTCGTTCGATGCTCATTGTTTTGCCTCCTTGCATTTCGGACATTCCGGCGAGTGGAGCATCCCGCCCTTGACAGACAGGAACACACGGTGGCCATCGAGATCATCAACAAACACCCACGAATTCGTCCATCCCCTATCCATCGCTACTGGTCTAGTCGGACCCTTGAAGGCGTCGAAAATAGCAGTCGTGGTCACGGCGGCAATGATAACGATTGCCGCGAATGACACAGGTCCGTAAATTGATCTTGACATTGTTATTTCCCTCCTTTCAACGCCGCAAGGGCGCGGTCGAAACGCCCCACTTCTTCCGAGAAATGGGCTTGCGTATTTTCCCCAGTTTCCGATATGGCAGCATTTAGGGATTTTGCCGCCTCAATGAACTCCCTCAACTTTTCCGGATGCATCCCCGCCAAGGCGTTGACACAAGAAATCGCCCGGTTTGCGAAAATATACATCCAAGGCCGTAAACCAAGATCAATAATTGTACCATGCTTGCCAAATTTATTCGCCTGCGCTTCAATCGTCGTGGTCTTGTACCGATAACAAATATCCCACGGCTCCCCATAGTCTTGGATGGGTGTGCTCCGGGGACGGCGGTTTCGCTCATTTGGTTGCCTCCCCGCCGCGAAGGCGTGTGTTTCGCTCATGGTTTTGCCTCCTTGGCCCTCTTTTTCAGGGCCGCGCGCCCCTCGAAAACGAAGGACGGCCCGCGTTAGTTGTTTTGTTCATGTGTCTCCTGTCATGGCATCTTGCCTCAATATCAGAACGGCAGGTCTGTCTCCTGGATTTCGGCCTCCTGGATTTCTTCTTTCTTGGAGGTTTCTTGTTTCTTGGATTCTCGGAGCATCTTGGTTATATCTTTCAATTCATCGGGAGAACCTTTTGTTTGCAGTGCGTTGATCCATTGCACCCTCAATATCGTTCGATCTCTGAATTCTTCTGACTGAATGTCGATTTCGCATTCGTTGCCTTTGAGCATTCCTGGGTTTGCCTGGAGCTCAGCCAATTCATGCGCATCTGGATTGAAGCCTATTGCCTTCAATGATCGCCGAGCTCCTTTAGCATTTCGATCTGTCAACCAGATATTTCCCGTTGTCCGCTCATTCCCATCCCCACAGTCGACGATGAGATTGACTGCGATGTATGGAGTGCCTGCGTGGGTCGAATGGCCGAACGAGACATCGATTACGCTTGCCTTGAACTTTCCTTCTCTCATGTTCGTTCTCCAAAATGGGGCGGCCCTGGCCGGTAAGGAGGCCCACTCCGAATCCGGCTCAGGGGCGCGCCCCGGTTTTAGTTTCTGATTCAGGCAACGGCTTTTGAACGATCCCTAGTTTCTTAAAAGCCTCGCCAAGGATCGCTCTAACTTCTTTGGGATCGGCGCGCTCACGGATGTCCTCTGTTTTATTTGTCCTTTGCGCATTTGGAGTTGAAGGTTTTTCTTGTGGGAGTTTGAATTCTCTGACCTTATCAGACGCTTTGTTCAGCCAATTTATGAGATACCGCCTTGTGAATTTTCTATCTGGAGCGTTGACCCGCAACCAGGCATCAGCCTTTGGTATTTCTGAGTCAACCGAGACGCCAATCTTAGCGTAGGCTTTCCGAATGAAGTCAAGAAAAGTTACGTCATTTTCCAGTAAGCTATTTGAAGTTGAAAGTGAAGATGAAGGTGAAAACCCATTTTTCGCCATTGGCGAAATATGGCACGTGCCATCTTTTATTTCTTCCGGTAATTTCAACTCAGACAAAAGGTTCCCCTGCCATCTGCTTGCCGCTCCGAAAATTCCAGGTCCGATCTTGCTTTTCTTGTAGGTTTTGTATTTCTCCTTTTCCTTCTCAACCCTCGGATTTACAAGTTTGGTCTGATCGGTCTGGTCCTGAAGGAATCGCTTTCCCACAACAGACCAGATTTCATCGAACTTCTCACGATCCAGCCTCAGAATCTTGCAGATCGAA